ATTGCGCCCATCTGTTTGCCACTTTTTCAGGGTTACCCTCTTGGTCGGGTTAAGGCCTTGCCAGGTACCTTGTATTCGGGGAAGGCGGAAACCCCTGACTATTTATTAACCTTAAAATTATAACACAATGAAAAAAGTAATCGCTCTTACTCCGCCTTTTTAATATCAGGGTGCCCCGTCCCCGCGCTTTAACGAAATTCTCATGTAACAACTCTAACTCTCCGGCTTGCACGGACGCATGTCCTTTTCACACGGCATTATTTGTTAATACTAATTTACCTTTGGGGCATTTGGTACTCTGAACGGGAATCGAACCCATATCCGAAGTTTAGGAAACTTCCGTTCTGTCCGTTGAACTATCAGAGTAAAAAGGGCTTCCGTATCTCCCGATAGGGTTGACCCGATAGTCTTTTTAAACACCAAGACAAAAACAATTTAATCAAATAATAAGAAAAATCAATATTATAGAAAAATCTCAGACTCCGCCGAGTCTACCGGTTTGCCATCCTCCCGGACGGGTACCCATGAATAACTAAACAGTAACCTTATAAAAAACTCTTGATACAAACTAAAAGTAGATTGTTGTTGTTTGACATTGCAAAGATACGCATTATTTTCTAACCACCAAACTTTTTTGAGGATTTTTTGCAAATATTTTTAATTTTTCTTTGCAAGGTACCTATTTTCGGGTTATTCCGCGCATATACGAGTCAAGCTTTGCCTTGATACTGTTCATAAGTCCGTTCTGGACTCTATCCTTTGCGCGCAATGCCTTTACGACATCCTCGTCGTGCGTACCGACACTTACAAGGTGGTGGATAATGGTGCGTTGCTTCTGCCCTTGCCTGTATAGTCGTGCGTTGAACTGCTGATACAGCTCGAGCGACCACGTAAGCCCGTACCACACTATTATGTTTCCGCCCGCCTGAAGGTTCAATCCGTGCCCGGCTGACGCGGGATGAGCCAGAAGGAGTTTTATCCTTCCCTCGTTCCACTCGCCTATGTCCTTTGCAGTTTTGAGTTCGCGCGGGTCGAGTGATTTGAAGTATTCCATTATCCGGTCTCGGTCGAACTGGTAAGTCCACGCCACAAGCACGGGTTTGCCATCTGCCGACTCTATGACTTCCTTTAATGCCTCCAGCTTGAGGTCGTGAATGGTCGCGGCCTTTCCGTCATCGTCGTACATAAATCCGTCGGCGAATTGTAGCAACTTATTGGATAATGCGGCTGCGTTTGCGGCATTTACCATTACCTCGTCGCCCATGGAATCCCTTAGGGCTATAATCTGGTCTTTCTCGAACTGTCTGTATCTTCGCATAACGCCGTCGGGCATAGTTACCTTTATAAAGTTATCTACCCTTTCGGGCATTTCGAGATAGTCTTCCGCTTTCATGCTTATGCAGATATCCGATATGCGCTGCCTTATCATTTCTTCTGCGCCCTTCAGGAGATTGTACGAGTACACCACATATCCGTTCGACTTCCCCGGTCTGAAATACTTAGTCCGGTATGCCGATATAGTCTTTTCAAGACGCTCGCCGCGGTCAATGAGGTACATCTGTGACCACAGATTGATAAGACCATTCGGGGCGGGTGTTCCCGTCAAGCCTACCACGCGCCTGAGCCACGGCCGTGCCATACGGAGAGCCTTGAACCTTTGTGCCTGATGCGCCTTGAATGAAGACAATTCGTCAATAACAAGCATGTCGTATGGCAGCTTTGAAGCGTAGATGGAGCATAGCCATGCAATGTTATCCCTCGATATAATGTACACGTCTACATTGCGCTTCAGGGCTGCGAGCCTCTGTGTCTCGGAGCCTATGATTTTGGAAAACGAGAGATGCGCCGTATGCTCCCAGTTCTTTGCCTCTTCTTCCCATACGGTTTCGGCTACCCGCTTGGGTGCTATGATGAGCACTTTGTCTATTTCGCAATAGTCGTATTTCAGCGACTCTATCGCAGTAAGCGTGGATATCGTCTTTCCGAGTCCCATCTCGACGAATAATCCGCAGAAGGGATGCGATATGATGTGTTCCACGCATTTTCTCTGGTACTTATGTAGGTTGTCCTTGTTCAGCATTTGTCATTTCGTTTATCAGTTCGTCAACTCCCTTCAGGGTATCTATAACCTCTACCCGGAAGCCAAGTTCCCGAATGCGTTCGTGTATGTACAACTGCATCGGCTTCGGCTTTTGCCCGGTAGTCTTGAGTTCCACGAATACTATCCTTCCCTTCGGAAACAGGCACATCCTGTCGGGCAGACCCTTGATGTGCATACTCAGTAACTTTATGCACATCCCCTTTCTTGCACGGGTCTGCTCGGCAAGTCTGCGCTCTATGTCCTTTTCGCTGTCCCTCCTAATCATAACAGGCTGTCCTTGCGTCTGTAGTACCTTTGCTTTCCGTATATGCCGAAACTCCTTGTAGAGCCTACGAACTCCCAGTCGGCAAGGGTTGTCATTATGTTATTTATTTCCTTAGTGGCGTAGCGTGTCATATCCGACTTGTCCTTGCCCAGACATTCACACCATATTTCGGCGGTGCATACATAGTCTCTCTGCGTATTTCCCTTTTTGGCGAGAGGGTCATCAAGCCAAGTTCTGCGGTCGTACAAATCCTTGCTCTCCCAATCCTCGGGCAACAAGCGGTCGAGGTATTTTTCGATAACACCGGTTCTGTCATCTACCTCTGAGTGTTCCTGCTGATTTGCCCTTGCCATTTCCGCTACGTCCTCGTCAAAGTAAAGCGGCTCGCCCGCAATGGCAAGCTGATAGGCTTCCGCCCATATCCGGTCTACCTCGTCCCTTGTAAGGTCATCCCTTACGGACTTTGTGACGTTATCGGGGTTTATGTTTATAGGGTTGAATCGCCTGCTGCCCGTAGGGTCGTGAAGAAAGTCGGTATCATTGGTCGTTCCGAAGAATACGCATTGCCTGCGATAGGTTTCTACCGTACGCCCGTATGCCGGTCTGTACGTATCCTCGGATTTGGATATGAACTGCTTTACCGTCTCCGCCTCGGATTTCTTCAGACCCGACAATTCTGCCATCTCGACAAGCCATGCGCCCCTGAGCTGTTCAAATGATTCCTTGCCCTGAAATGTTGAGAAGGTGTCGGAGAACCAGTCGAGGGCGAGCTTGCGCACAAAGGTAGACTTGTATGTTCCCTGTTTGCCCACCAGCACAAGTACCATGTCGAACTTTGTGCCCGGACGCAATACCCTTTGTACTGCCGCGCACAGGGTTTTCCTTATAGCCATTCGTGTATAGGCATTATCCTCGACTCCGAAATAGTCTATAAGCAGCGTGTCTACTCGCTTTGTGCCGTCCCATTGCAGCGATTCCAGATACTCTCTTATAGGGTGGAAGCTCTGCTTCTCTGCGTCTATTGCAAGGGCATCATCTATCTTCTGTGAGGAGGATATGCCGTATACGCACTCGATATAGTTTCTTATGCCCGAATAGTCTACGTCCCTCATTGGTTCGGGCTCGTCTATCGCACGCCACGGAACAGACCTCAGTATGTATCTCTTCGCATCAAACAGATTGTACTTGAATGCTCCGGCGAGGTATTTGTCATTCTGCACGATGAGGTTTATATTAGTCGCAGAACTTACGTACTCGCCCTTCGTATTCGCCTCCAGCTTCTCGACCCAGGAGTCGTCTGTTTCGGTGGCTTCGGGTTCGGCAATATCAAAGTCAAACCGTGCCTCGGCGAATTTCTCGTCCGCAATCTGATGCTTGACGCGGGGGTCTTTCGCAGCAAACTCTTCCATCGCCTGAAACGACGCTTTCTCCGACTTGGGACCTCTGCCGTTATCAGCGTCGAGATGCCCGAACTTGTGTATGCGTACAAGGTCGAAGGCATTACACAATCTTCCGCCCGCCGGGTCAGTTCCGTGATGCGAGAAAGCGAACTTGTCGTCATAAATGATTAATCCGCCCGATGTGGTACCTGCCTTATAGGTGTATCTGTTTTCGTCGCACTTGTCGTACACCTCGGAGAGAAATGTTTCTATCGCGTCGGACATGCCGTAGGCACGACAGAATGTACCTATAACGCCCTTCTTAGACTCAGGGTCCTCCTGCTTTTTGAGTTCGCCCAATACCGCATCCGTATCTGAGGACATACCCGGCCATTCGGAAATATCCTGCCAGTCGTCATACTGCGCCAGAACCTTGTCCGCATCAAGCCATTCTCCGTCCTGAAATTCAAAGTCATATTCACCGTCGGCGGATACCGAAGGCCAGAACATAAGTCGTTCCGGTTCGAAGGTCGACGTATCGAACAGCTCTATTCCGAGGTCACCGGCTATGCGGCGCGCTATCGCCTGATACTCCTCTGTCGTAACCTCTCTGTTCAAGGGTATGAGCAATCGGTGGCGTGGGTTGGCGGAGCAAGACTTGTGTGTGGAGTGGAGCACAGCTGCGCAGTCATACATAATCGTGAAGTCCCACCAGAAGTCGGCGTATGAGAAGTCTATGTCGAGGCTCACAAGCTGTTTGTAGGCTACGGAGGTCTTGCGCCGTCTTCCGCCGTTAAGGTGGCCGCCCACAAATCCGCCCACATCCTTTATCTTGCTCTGCTCTGCCTTGTCGGCGGTCATGAACTGCTTGTAGGTTTCCTTAGTCCGGACGGGACTTGACAATTTGCTAACAAGCTTACTCCAGCAAGCCTTGGTGTTCTTCCATGTTTTTGCGGTTGCAGAAAATCCGACGGCTATGTCTATTATGCCGTCATTCTTCAACTCAATTTCCATAATCAGTCTTTCTTATAGTAAGGTGTAATATATCCGTCTGCTCTTAGGGGGAGGTCTGATGCCCACTCAGGCGGAGTAGACATAAGTGTAACCATTGTGTCATAGTGCTGTTCCTCGTGGCTGTCCTTCGGTATCTCGGATATGCACTCGTCATGGATATGGGCAACTATCCGGTAGCCGGCATTGGTAAGCAGCAGCAGCGAATTGCCCAGAAGGTCACGCGCGATAGCCTGTACCACGTTTTCGGTCATCTTGCCACCGTACGTGTCAACCTCGCACCATTGTTTGGTCATCTGGTTCATACCACGATATACGAGGACGCGTGTAGGCATAACAGACTTGCCTATCAGCTTGTCCCTGAACTTAGGTTCACGATAAAATAGCTGTCGCCCTGACGGGAGCTTGATAGTGAGATATTCTCCGTTGCAGTCGAATACCAGCTTGCGGCAAGTGCCGACTACCCTGCGGCGATAGCGTACCGCCTCGTATGCGCATCTTTCAATCTCGCCCCACAACTCCACTATGCGTGGATTGGCATCACGCCATTTCTGAACAAGTGATACCATCTCGACATCGGACAGTCCCATTTTATCGCCTCCCATCTGTTTGAGCGCGCCAAGTGAGCCGCCATACCCAAGGGCAAGTTCAGAAATTTTTGACTTGTCCCTCAGCGGGGAGCCTTTCTTGATTGCGGAAACTGGCACACCAAACATCTTCGAGCCGGTAGCCTCGTAAATCTTTCCGTCACCGTGGAATACGTCGAGCCTCCACTTTTCGTTTGCAAGCCATGAGATTACTCGTGCCTCAATCGCTGAGAAGTCGGCTACCGCATAGGTATATCCTTCGGGTGCGACAAGCGCGGTTCTCACGAGCTGTGAGAGTACATCCGCTACGTCCCCGTACATCATTTCTACTGCTTCCCAATCGCGCCTGCGGATAAAGTCTCGTGGCGTATCTATATCGTCAAAATGATTTTTAGACAGATTCTGTAACTGCAATAGTCTGCCTGCCCATCTTCCCGTACGGCTTGCACCGTAGAACTGGAACGTACCACGTACCCGGTTATCAGGAGTGGCGCAGTTAATCATCTTGCTATATTTCTTTACGGATGTCTTGTTCAGTTTCTGGTATATGCTCAATGCCTCTACAACCTCGGGATAGTCCTTTACCCGCTCTATCACCTCGGGCATAGCATCCTTGGCGAGAGAGTCTATATCCATGCCTGTAACCGACTTTATCCATTTTTTGAACTGCGCACCGGATTTCGGATTCTGCAAGCGTGCAATATGTCCTAACTTGTTCAGAAGGTATTCGCCATATTGAGCCTCAACGTAGATTGCTGATTCGGCAAGTTCCCTGTCAATCATTATGCCTCGGTCGTTGATTTTCTGGTCTACGACATACAGGGCTCTCTCGCTTTCGGGTATGACATAATCTTCCAGACGGCGATATATCTCACGCTCCGCGAGCACATCGTATTTATTGTACTCCTTGTACATCTCCCACTTTTCGGGTGCATCCCCAGGGTGATTTCTCGTACGACCGCCGTTTACCTTTGTCGGCTTGCATGGGCATGAGAAATATTTAATCAGGTTCTTGCCGGTATCAAGCTTCTTGTCTGTAAGGTCGAGAGCCTTTGATACCTGGTCGAGTGATAGCGGCAGACCGCAGTAGGCAGCCTTTACCGCTGTACAATACCACTGAGATATTTCGGTATGCAGTCCTACTCTGTCGAATGCCTTTCTCTCGAATACCGCGTTGTGCGCTACCTTAAGGCAGTCGGGATTCTTGAGGGCATCAAGGAATCTCTGTGGGTACCGCTCACCCCTTGCAAGGTCTACGATAGTAACGGGTTCGTCGTTGAAGGCGTAGCCGCATATCAGAATCTCAAAATCTGGAGACGCTTGGTATTTGTATGAGCCGCACTCAGTAATGTCAACAGAGGAGAACGTCTCGATGTCGATAAACAATAGGTCTTTGTATTCCATAATCGTTTTTTTAAATGGCGGGCTTTGTGGGAGTCGAACCCACGCGGGCGAAAAAAAGAAAACCCTGGGTAGGTTACATACTAATAAAATAACACGATAAAAAACTGATTATGACAAAAATGAACTGGTCTTATCCTCTTCGCCTATGCACCACCTACATCAAAAGCCCAAAGCATGGGGAGCGGGGCTCCCCAAAATGACTATTACATAAGGTCGTCGTCCCATGAGTTGTCGCCGCCGAAATCTTCATCTGCTGTAGAGCCGCCCGCAAGCATCTCACCGTCTTCGAGTTTCTGAAGGTTGTTCAACCCCGCTGCGATTCCCTTATTGCCATTGGCTGCAAAGGCGAAGAAGTTTATTGACGCACGGCCGTAGCAGCCAGAGTAGAACTCCTCCTTCTCCATGATAGCGTTAAGGTCCCTGTCAACGATTGCCGGCCTTCGGGTAGAGTTAGCGTTAATGAACATCATACCCTCGTATGCCGGGTCATCTCCTCTTTCCTCGTCGCCATCGCGCAGAGGTGTTTTCAGGTTGGATGGAATAACGCCCTTGTTGTTTGCAAGTTTTGCCTTGCCCGCAATCTTGGCATTCTCGATTGCCTTCTTGATTGCGCTCAGGGTTTTTGTATCGTTCTTCGGAATGAGGATACATACACTGTACTTTGGCGTACCATTATCGTCCCCGATAGTGACTGGCTCGAAAACATGAGCGTAACAGAACCTTACTCTTCCGGTTACCACCTTTGTTGAATTATTCTCCATGACTAAAAAATTTATTAAAATGTTATTTACTTCTTGTTTGTTCTCCTGTTTGTTCTCTTGTGTGAATAGCCTCTTTTGTTACAAAGACTTATTCCGTATTCCTTCGGACCCCACGCAATAGTCCATGCACTTGACGGGCCAAGATTTCCATAGATGTTACTTTCCATTAGCGAAATCATTTTGTGCTTCCTCGATACCTAATGCCGGGCGCTTGTCAGAAAGCGGAACAAGTGTAGGCTTGCCTTGCGGCTTAATTATCACGTCTGCCAGTTGGTCGGCTACGACCTTCTTGCCAAATTCTTTCTCGATGGCTGATATGGACTTGAGTTTCATGTCGTATATCTGGTCTTCCGATGCTTCGGGGATTCTTTCGAGTATCGCGTCCGCAACGGCTTCTTCGTCAGACCACTTGCGTCTTGATGTGCCCTCAACCAATTTGAAACCGGGCCATACCTTGCCATTGTTGATTGCCTCGCTCTGCGCATAATCCTGAACCGAATTTGCCCACTCCACAAGGTTTGGGGTTCTTTCAAGGATATCGGCTATCTCCTCATCCGTAAGGAGCGGTGCTTCCTTAAACTCGTACTTTGCAAGTTCAAGGTTTTTTTCGCTCAGCGCACGGCAGCGGCTCTTTACCGCGCAAAACTTACACCATCCGCCGGCAACCGTTTCGCCCTTACCCTCAAAGGCATTCCGGGCGGCAGGCACGAGTGTTTCGTTCGCCCACTTAAGCAACTCCTGCACGGATATTTCCCATGATGAGATATTGTTTATTCGGGGCTGTACGATAGTAACTCTTACACTGCTAATCTCGTACAGTATGTCGAATTTTCTCATTGCACCAAGTCCGTAAAGCATAAGCTGCGGATTCCATTCGGCATAGACGGGAACACCCTTTCCGTGCTTATAGTCCACGACTTCTATCGTACCACCACCAAGGATAACACAATCCCCGGTTCCAAAGCCCTCCGGAACATACTCGGTCAAATCCAGCTTCTGCTCAACCGCCATTATTGCGGCTTCGTCGCGTGATAATGCCTCATGGTATTGTCCCGTACAATAGTCTACGTACTGGGGAACTACCTCAAGCATTTCTTCTGAATACAACGGATTCGACATGATTTCATCGAAGCGGTCGGCAAAGGTCTGGTCGTCTACCTTTCCAAGAACGTCATGGCTAAGGTACAATTCGCACAACTCATGTGCGAGAGTGCCCTCATCGGCATACACGGAGGACTCTCTCGGTCCCATAGCCTCTTCGAGCTTCGCTGATGGATTGCAATGTATCCAGCGGTTTGCGGCAGACGCGGAGAGCAACGCATGTGCTCTCTTGCTGTGCTTCTGTAACTTTATTCCCATATCAAAGGTTGTTCAGGAACTCTGCCATCTCTGCGTACTTGCTTGGGTCGAGCTTGGTAACACTTGGCGAACCCAGTTCTTCGAGTTTCGCTTTAATCTCTTCTCTGTGCTCGGATACCTTAAGGGCCATCAGCTTTCTCACCTCGGTAATAGTTACCTTTGGTGTTTCCTCAGCCTTTGGTGCTTCCTCAGCCTTTGGTGTTTCCTCAGCCTTTGGTGTTTCCTCAGCCTTTGGTGCTTCCTCAGCCTTTGGTGCTTCCTCGGCCTTTGGTGCTTCCTCGGCCTTTGGTGCTTCCTCAGCCTTTGGTGCTTCCTCGGCCTTTGGTGCTTCCTCAGCCTTTGGTGCTTCCTCAGCCTTTGGTGCTTCCTCAGCCTTTGCCTTCTGCTTGGTGGTTTTAGGCTTTGGTTGCGAGCCACCCAAAAAGGCAGATACCAGTTCTTTTACTTCGTCCGAAAGACGTAGATTCACGTCAATGCTAATTTTGATTGCTTCCATTTTTTCTCTTCGTTTAAATTATTATTAGTTTCTAATGCTTTCTTCAATTTGATTCGAGCCTCTTCATCCTCGATAATCGTGTCAAGGTGTGCCATGAACTCGTTAAGGGTTCGCGTATCGGTACTGCTTCTTATCTCGCGCCGGATAACTACGTGGTCTCTGTATGTAGTTAGAAACGCGCCATCGTAGTTAAGCATTACCTTATAGTGTCCTTTCAGGAATACCGGACAATTTGCTTTCCTGTCCCAACTGCCCTTCCAGTCATTTACCGCAAACAAATCGGAGACAAACACTCCTAAGTATGCGGCGAGCTTGGTTATCTGGTTTGAGTCGAGAAAGGCTTCACCCGACAAAACTCTGTCGAGTGCCCTTTCGGGCAACTTGTTATCCGGGTAGAGGACTTTCGCCAACTCTTTCATGTCTGGCTTGTACTCTTCGAGTATTCTGTGAATATCAAACTTATCCATTCAATGCGTTTGTTTTATTATTTCGATGCAAAAATATATTTAATTTTTGATACCACAAAATTTTTAGCAAGAAAAATGCAAAAAAATTTGATATTGGACCCGGAAACAATAGAAACAAAGAAACAATAATTCCTATATATAGCCTATGCGTATATATTATGCGTCTTATACACGATATACAATTACATATATAGGCTCATATAAGAATTATTGTTTCTTTGTTTCCATATAGCGTATATATTTGGTTTTTAGTGTATTAGACAGAAACAAAGATTGTTTATTATTGTTTCTCTTGTTTCCCCAAGAGCCAAATTACCGCTAAAATTGCTATAAAACCTATCAGCATAAGTGATTTTTGCCACCAACTTATCGGCTTGTCTCTGTATTCTGTCTTTGTGATAGTCTTGTACTCAGTTCTGACTACTGTGTCGGTCTGATACTTTGTCTTATATTCGATTTTCTTCTGAGTACGAGTGCGGTACTTCTCGAACATGACGAGAGTGTCGGTCTTGGTAATGACCACACTGTCAAGAACTGTATCTACATCCCATTTGAAGATAGTATCTTCAATTATTCGCGTGTTGTTGATATAAACTGTCTCAACCTGCTTCTGTGTCTTGCAGGAGAATAGCAGGCTTACGATTAGCAAGCCTGCTATGATTGTGACGAGGTGCTTCATGTTCCTAACTCTTTCTTTATGCTCTTAAATATGAACTCTTCCTCGCTCTCGGTGTGGAAATCTGCCGACATATTTTCAGCGTGATATTTCAGTACAAGGCGGATAAATTGCCTTAACTCTTCGTCATTCATACACTACTTTATGATATTACGATATAGACTTGTTCGCCGCGTTTGCAGGCGTTCTCGATGAGTGGCAGAACACGGTCGCATGTGACACGGCTGTTTATTACCTTGCCTACTTTTTTGTTCTCGCCAAGAATGATGCACCCGAGAGAATCGTTAGCATCATTTCCGGAGTGCATTCGTATGCCTATAAAGACAGGTACATTTTCGAGCTCCGGAAGATACTTTTTAAACGTGTTGCTATAAGTCCACTTAACCGTGTATGAGCCAACTGGTATCGCGGTTTTGCCGTATACCTTCATTCTCTTGAGCGTACCTTCGGGCATACCCTGTTTTAATCCCCTGTCTTTGTCTTCGACAGTATCACATTGATACTTGCCATCAATGTAAAGTTTGCCGATAGTATAACTATCCTTTCTGGCAATTCTTTTCAGTTCTATTCTCATGCTTTTGTATTTTTAGCTTTAAACCTTAATATCTTTGTTGGCTTTTGAATATCCTCAATTTCTGTCGGCACTCCGTCCACGTCTACAATATGGATTGTATCAACATCTGCCTGTTGTGCATTCAGAAAGATGCCACTATCTATCTTGTATGCAGCCGCACCAAGTCCAAGCAACATACATACTTGACTAAATATATTATTACCATTTACAAAGATACAAGCTATTGCGCCCATTCCTTGAAATGTAGTATTTAATCGCACACCTCCGAAAATATACGAATAGCACCAATTACTGTATGATGCTATAAGAGCAATATGATTGTCGGGAAGAAGCATCTCCCCGACATCTATGTTACTCCCAAGTGTGCCTATTGTATTATTATCAAGTACACTCATACACTATTAACTAAAATCATATACTACTCCACAAACCTTAAACTGCAATAAATCTTGCTGCCAATTAAGTGAATCAAGATAATTAACATCATTATGCTCACCAAATGCTTCTGTAAGAGGCATTGTTTTACCGTCAAAATCAAGCAGATTAGTAGCAGGCTGATACTTCTTATTAGTTACAACATAACCAGCTTTATACTTTGTCTGAAAACTATGAGTAGGAATAGGAACCCAATTATTAACTTCATCATCGAATACCTTCAGAAGAACTCCGTCTGCTGTAAGGTTTGCAGTATCACAAATAAATGTTCCACCAGCAGCAATCTCAGTGCCATTGCTAATAGTAACAACAGAACCTGTCTGATTCAGATAAGAACAGCCAATTTTTAGAGTACTATTAGCTGCAATAGAAGTACATCTCCCTAAATTTGTGAATCGCACAAGAATGTAATTATTTATACTATTATAATTATAAGGGAAGAACTTAACACCATTATGCTCAGTAATAGTATGACTACCTGTTTCAAGAATTATATTCTGATACCTATTCACTACAGTACCATTAATTTTACAATCTTGTGTTACACAGTACATTGTAGTTTCACTTACTGTAAGAGTACTGTCACCACTTGCAAGAACTACTGGAGTACCAAATCGCTCAAATGGAGCAATACTTATTTCATTAGTTGCGTAATGGAACACATTTGTGGCAAGACCCGTAAACACCTGATTAAATTGTCCTCTATTGTCTATAATAGCACTTTCAAGACTAAATCTTCCAGGCGTCTGTTGGTCAATGGTCCAAGAACCTGAATCTTCCTGAACGTTATTGCCTGTTACTCTCACAAAGTCTACAGAATCGCCAGTCCAACCAATCCAATCTGCAAAAATAGGATTACTCATCGCGCTTCTCTTCAAATCAAAGTTAAGATGAGAAGGGTCTACGAAGCAATCGCTAAGAGAAGAATAGCCTCCACCTTCACGAATATCAATAAATGCATCTTCATTTTCTGCATTAACAATAGAATTGTAGACGTAATTCTTATATGCCGCTGTAAGATTAACATTAGCGGTAATAGAACAGTTGATAAATATACAGGTATAAATTTCAGTAGTACGAGTTGCAACACTCTTAACTTTACTATTGATATACACGCTATTATATGAAAATGTTGTATAAGTATTAACTGTATTGCTTGGCGCATCACAGTTAATTATCACGCACTTAATAGCGTGTGTAGCATTAGTTCCATCAAGCACATAGTTGTTCATGTTGATAATACTATTACACCATCTACCTTTACACAGAGCAGAATAATTGGCATAGCATCCAACATGAAAACTTTGCACAGTAGCATTACTATTGATAACAACACAGCCAAATGTATCTGCAACGATAAGGGCATTATTAACATTCAAATCCGCGTCAAAGTTGCCAATAGCCACAACAATAGTCGTTCCGTTGATAGGATTGTCGGCATTGCTAACACCGCCCGCAAAACTCTTGTAAGGATTGTCTGGTGTACCATCACCATTTACATCGTCACCAAGTTCTGCATGAACATATACAACCTTACTATAATTTGCAGCAGAAAGCAATGCAATAGTAGGAGTACCGCTCTTAGAAAGAAAGGAGGCATACTTATTGTACTCGTTAACCAAACGTCCTATCAAAGCAGTATCTGTTGTACTGCCATTAACATCTCTTAATCTCCAATCATACTTCATAGTCAAATATTATTTTGATTAGCACTCAAAGTGATAGTCTCTGCAGTAGGAGTCCAATCATGCAGCCCCTTATTGCCACTATACTTGTAAACTCTGTTGCAATCAACAACAAGTTCTCCCCATTCATATCGCCAGTGAACTGGTCTGCCAAGTTCATCAAGTTCATTAGTATTTCTCTTCCACCATAGAAGAATATTATTATCTCCTACATAGCTGTTGAATACATCTTGCGCCTCATAAGGCTGCTCCTCCAATTTCTTTCCATCGAATATATCTATTGATATTCCGTCGGCTATCTGTAATTTTATTGTTTCCATTACTAAAGCATTTTAACATTTACCATAATCCAATCAACTTGCCAACTAATATCAGCAAGATAGTCAATTTCGAAATCTTCTTTCATATTTCTACTAAATTAGCGTTAATACTCTCGGGGTTCTGTTGTCAATCTCACTCGAAGTAGTCCATTCTACGAGATGCCCACCCTGAATAGTGTACGGCGCCGCCAGAGTATGCGTGAATAATGTTCCTGTGTCTGTTGCTTCTTTCTGTGCGATAGTAAGAACATCCACGCCATCAATCCAGAGCTTTATTTCGCCCATGTTGATAAACTTGAGAGCCATTATGGTTACATCCTCGGTCTGTATGTATCTGCTTGCAGAAGAACTCGTAAAATCCATTTCTGCTACATTTCCAAACTTAGACCATGATTCCCAGACCATTGTAGGATTGTTGCCGATAGAGCCAACACCCGTTCTCGTGTACATGCTGTTATCCGTGCCAAACATTTTCCAGTATACCGTACGTTGCTGATTTGCCGGCTGTGTCTTGTCGACTTTTATTGTAACAGCATGGAGCTGAGTTTCATACTTTTCTGAAGCACCCCCTACGACATTTCTTGTAAGAGTTTTAAAGAAGCAAGTCTTATTGCAAGCATCCGTTCCGCTCTCTACATTGAAATGCACATTGACGAACTTCGTCATCTGACTTTCGAATTGTGCATTTGGAATCCAGTCTGTCGGCATTATTGACCCAGATAAACCTGCCTCGACAAGTTCTTCAGATATTTGCTTTTCAGTAATAAACTCGATAACGCCATTCTCCGCAGTCGTAGGCTCTTCTATTCCGCTTGCATCCACAAGATTAAACTCGTCTGCCCAGGTGTAGAGTGAGTATGTTACGCCATCAATGTTCTTTACAAGATACGTAAAGTCTTCAGACAGGTTATTCTGGAAAGCGGCCTCAAGTGCTGCTACCTGGTCTTCCGCAGCGGTCGGTGTTTCTATCACGAACTTTGTCTGCTTTGGCTCGTTGAGGTCACGCCATACCCATTTTCGTGAATAAGCCGTAGGGTGGTCGATTCCAAGATAGTTCTGAAGGTTCTCACGGTACACACCTACAAGATAAACTCTTTCATCGTGTGAGTTGAGATAATACACTTCTTCGTCCGAGCATAGCCACACGTTCTCTGCAACTTCCATTTTACCGCCAACGGACTGGCGATATAGTGTTACGCTTGGCGTCTTCGTGGCATTTTCGGGATATACGTCTGTAAAGTTTGCTACGGTAAACAAATATTCGACATAGCAGTTTTCGTTGTCTATTGTAGTGAACTTGTATGAATTTCGCTTTGCAAGTCCATGATTTGCATCTATATCGGCTCTGATGGCCTTTACAAGCTCAAACTCGCCTTCCATATATGTTCCAAGCAAGCCAAGGTCGACTACGCCACTACCTCCCGATTCCTCGGTAAAGTAACCGTGTGTGCTGTCAAACTCTTTCTGCTTGTCGAGCTGATACCACTTTCTTTCCGTGATATTAAATACCCTGTACCCGTCTGGATAATCATCCAGATTGGCAGATAGCATCTGGGCAGTTGTAAGGGCCATTCGGTCCTCAATAAAGTTTTTCTGCCTAAAGCTAAACGGTGCTCCTAATTTTGGCATATCAATTATTATTTAAATTCGTAAGTAATAGCAATGTTGCTCACATTGTTCTGATAATAAGCATAGTATGGAACTCCATTTATGCTGACCTCAATTCTTGTATAGTCATTGAGGTATTCCTGATAGTCGGCATAGATAGATGTAAGCGCACCAAAGCTCTTAGGGTAAGCATATACAAGTACCTTTCCAGCTGTCGACTGAATAGTCTTATGCTTCCGCCCTATCAGTTCCTTGTTGGCAAATGCCTCTATCATGGCGGCCGTTGGAATGACACCTTCATCTACGGAGCCCCAATAGCTGTAATGCGTATATGGGTATGAGATAGTATTGCTTTCGCATGTAGCCTCGGTTTCACCGTCCTTGCGAACATATCTTGCTCTTACTTTAAATGAAGTTCCGGTAGTAATTGTCTGCGCTTGAGAACAACTTACTGTTTCGCCGAAGTCTACATCACTTATAGTTTCTATCTCTGCATTACCCTTATAGAATGTTACGCTAATAAGTCGAGTTGCACTGTTCTTTGTAACGACAGCCGAGAGAATAACTGATTGTGAAGTGCCTTCTTCCTTGAGTACTGGGGCAGGAGAACTACTAAGAGCTGCTGTTGCTGCAATTTCCTCTACGGTAGCCATTTCCGCAATTTCCTGTAGGGTTGTTCCGGCTTCAAGCGTAGTTCCAGCGGGAATTGCGCCCCACGCCTTATTGGTATGGATTGTTTCTGTCAGAGTTGCGGCAGTAAATACTGGCTCGGGTCCTGGAGGCACTACCCCGGATGCAATTGCAATAGCTTCTCTTGCGATTCTGTCCGCTTCACGTGCCATGCTTTCCGCACTTCTTACTCTTGCATTTGCCTCGCTAATTTCTGCTGCAAGTTGGTCGAGCAATTCAGAATTACTTTCGCCAAAGCAAAGAAATGAGGACATAGGACTGTGAGTATTGACTGCGATATAGTGAGTGCCTTCCGGCGCGTCAACGGTGATGGCGGTCGTACCGATTTCCACTACTTTAGTGTGTATGTCGTAAGTCGATGAGCCACGGCCTGTAGGGTATTCTTCCTTGAGTCGGGATGCAAGGCTTGTATTGGAAAGATACAGAATACCCGGGAAGTTATCTTCGTTCAGAGCTGACTCAGTAATAACTCTTGTCAATTCTGGGCTATATGGAAAGATATAGATATTCCAATTCGGGTCCTCATGTGTTTCTGTCTCGTCCTCGTCACCTATCATACAATAGCCTACGAGCACATTTGTAGGACTTGTATTTGCGAAGTTTACCGTGCTCGAATCCGGGTCGAGTCCGAGAGCTTGCTTAATATCAAACACATCTTCCCTGACCTCCGCCATATCTGATTGTCTTGCAAATCCTGTAGGGCTTTTGCTCCACACTCCGTCACGATACAACAGTATAACCGCGCCGTCTGTATCGGTTACAAGAATATTTGAGAAGTTAGGGTATCTGCCTTTTTGCATAGCAAAATAGAATACTGGCCCATCGGGAGTACCCGGTGAGGTGCTTGGAGTAGCTATGCCCGCATAAGTAGCATGTGCTCCAAGGCTATTCACTACAGCATTGATGACCGTCTGTAGGTTTTCGCCTGTTATTTCCTGATTGCCGTTCTCTCTTACTACTGCGGCAATACCGGCTTTGAGGTTATTCCAGCTCATATTTAAATACTCTATATAGTTCTTCAGTTATGTTGCCAATTAGATATGCAGCTTCCTCGCTTGTTTCATCAATGCCATAATAGCTGCATATATGTGACTGCAAATGTTTTATTTCGTGTGCCACTGTGTTGATAAAGTCCTCGTTAGAATCAGTTTCTGCTATGCAGATGAGAGTTGTTTTAATGCCGTCATTTGTATAGCAGAAACCGCCGATTCTTCTCGTGAACATTTCTCTTATAGCCTTTACAGCTATATGTGACGGGCATCGCGTATGCCACAATGCGTCGGCTGTTGCGGCTAAGTCGAGGTTGGCATTGTACAGTACTATCAAGCGCCAATCGTAGTCTTTGATAAAAACATACTGCCAAATCACAGAAATTCATTCCAGTCAATAGGCTTTCCCTTTCTGCTCATATCGGCATACCATCTGTTGAATGGCACTCCGTCATAGCCGTCCTCGTCATCTATGACGTCTTTTATATACATTGCAAGGTTCTTTTCATTTGCTATGCTCTTGCCGAGATAGTCAGCCTTACCCATGTTAGCCACAAACACATGGTCATAAAGGGCATTGTTTTTGAGCGTTATGCCATTTGTCTTTAGCATATTCTCAACCTCTTCTTTTGTAAAAGGCTTAATCGGCTTGCCGTCTCTCATCATCTGACTAACAGCAAAGTCACACAGCCTTTCCGAAAAATGAGGACCATTATAGCGAAGATAGTTTATCATCGCTGAGGGCTTCATATCATAGAAAGCATCGAAAAATAAATTATCCATAGGCTTTATTTAAGGGAGCAGGTTGCCCTGCTCCTATTATACTTAATATCCGTAACGGCTTCCGTAACCGCCACGTTCGCCGTAACCACCGCGCTCACCGTAACCGCCACGTTCGCCGTAACCTCCACGCTCACCATAGCCCTCAGAGTCATTGTCTCTTCGGTTATATCGGCTATATGGTCCCGTACCACGTACACCTCTGCGCTCTCCGTATCGGTCTGCCATTTCCTGACTGATTTGCCCGTCGGTTACTTTATCAAGGCACTCAAGAAACTCGTGTACGGACTTTACGGCGTTATGCCCAAGTTCGCTGAGTTCCATCTTGTCCTGGTCTGTTATTTGAATAATTCTCATAGTGCTTTACTTTTTATTGTTATGCCCTCCATTTTGGTTCTGGGATGCGTAAGCTGCCAATAAGTTCTTGATTTCTGACATAGCACCGCGGAACTCGTCCTTAATCTCGGTCATCTCCTTTTTCATGCTCTCGATTGTCACGTCACGCTCTTTTTCCTTTGCATAGGAAGGATTGAGCTGAACAAGCATTTTGTCACAAGCCTCAATTACTCGCTTATGGTAGTCGATATTCTCAACTATCTGTCTGCTGTTCTGCATGAACCCCTCAATAGTAGTAAGCATATCTTCCCGGTTATCACAAAGAATAACTTCTCCAAGAGTTGCGGAAGACAAATTAGATGGAATCTTCTGAAAGTCCATTGCCTCATTGCCTACTTTTACACGAATATCTACAGTCGTGTCATTGTTGAATGCCATTCCTGTATAATTCGGCATATTGATTCTTGCCTGTGGCGCTGTAATACTCTCTACAACTCCTATTTTGAGCTGAGGATTCTTGCCCTTATCGAGAATATAAATAGGTGCGCCTGATTTCAGTGTGGAAAACATATTGTTGATAAAATTTAGCCGTTATTATTAGCAGCGGCCGCAGCAGTTGGGCCAAAGGTCATCAGCTGCATTACGTTACTGCATTTTGCATAGTAAATCTGGTATACTCCTACACCGCTCATCTGCTCTCCCGTAGCAGCCTCTCCGCCAACAAGCGTAAGAGGCTGCGTGAAATTATTAGAAGCCAATAAGATTGGAAGAGAAGCAGCACTTTCAGGAATTACCGTGTTAAGTCTGAACAAAATCAAGCCTGTGCCATTTAGGAATCTGAAGGCACGATTAGGAATGTTAATGACAACATTTGTGTCAGTAACACTCACACTATTGCTTTCAATCATAGGAATGCCATTCCTATTAGCAAAGTTAAACGGATAATTCGTAGATGCTCCAAACATAAGCTCAGGTTTTAGTTCCAGAAATTTGTCTGTGTCATTCCACAACCACAACCGTAGCCAAAGCCACCAGTGTACGGTGTGGTATTTACGGCCTGAATATTTGGGTACTGAACAGGAACGGTATTAGGCTGCTTTGCAGCAATCTCGTTCACCTTAGCCTGGATAGGAGCAATGTATGCGCCTACCTGACCGAGGATGCTCGCAGTCTGCTCGGCATTATCAATCTTGCTTCTCAGTAGAGCGTTGTTCGCGGTCAATTCTGTAATCTTGTCTTGCAACTCGCGCTTTTCAAGTTCACAGAACTTATCGTTAATCATTGCACTCTGAGCGGCTATCTGGTCTTTGAGTGACTGGGTATTCACGATGCTCTGAGTTTTCAACTCATTTGTCTGCTGACAAACATCAAGTCTGTCTTGCATGTGATTCTGTCCGACCTGATATTGCATTGAGGCAAAATTGCTGTCTGCCTGTCGCTGCAACTCATTTGTCTGCTGACAGATTGCAAGGCGGTTATCACAACAGCATTGGCATAACTGCTGACTCAGCGTGGCATTGCCATTCTGAATAGAATTGATGACCTGCTGTCCGGTAAGTCCAGTAAGGTTACTTACGCTCTGTACGGCTGACTGAAGGGCATTAAGTCCGTTCTGAACATTGCCCGCATTGGTATTGAGAATGCTCGCCAACTGGTTGATGCTGTCTGTGCGGCCGTTGAGAGCCTGAAGCAGAGTGTTTACGTTCGCGTCATTGTTCATCTGATTTGACAGATAACCGGTACCAAGAGCCGCACCGCTACTGCCCCCGCCACCAAAGCCATTGCCCATACCGCCGAACAGCCAAGGGTACATCATGAACATGAACATAGGCCACATCCATGCTGCACCATTACCGAAGCCGCCATTCTGACTGAGGGCTACAAGAAGCGCGGGGTCCATTCCGCCGCCTACCGCTCCGCCATTTTCGGGAAATACATAAGTTTTTGTTTCACCCATTTTTAATAAATTTTTTAGTTATTGTTTTTAGGAATCCCCGGATTTTCCAGAGACTTGCTTACGCATTTCTGACTTGAGGTCGCTAAACTTTGCTTGTATATAAACATTTATGCCTAATGCGCTTCCGGCATAGATAAAACATTGCGCCAAAACCCATAGTACCGAGTCCGATATATCGCCTACGGGTGGTATTATGAAGCCCGCAATAGTCAGTCCTGCTCCGAAAATCAACATCCCGATGGCCGACCAGATTTGAATGTCAGTTCTTCTCTCTTTAGTCATCTCTTTATGTATTGTCAAAATCTGAATTGAAATCTGGATTGAAATCGCCGCCTATTCCCTCGTGCCTGAATCCGCCGAGGTTGGCAATCACATTATCGGTTTCGAACTCGCAGTTTACAGATGCCAAGTCGCCTTGTACCTGCCATTCTGCCTGCATTTCGAATGTGAGCGCGTCGTATTCTTCGCCCTTGCAGCGTATTATCTTGTTATCGCACAAGCGGATAATACGCATTGCATCGCATATAAACTCAGGAACTACCGCATTGAACTTATATACCTTCTTGCTTATCTGATGCTCAATGAAGTTGTAGCCACCCCTTTTCGTCGCTTCTTCCTCAAACTCGTACTCTGGTTTGCCTATTTCTGACCTGAGAAGCAGTTTGAAATGAAAGCCTTCGGGAAAGGCTATAATGCCATCGCGAAGTTTAAAGTCTCCCGTTGCGTTCCAATACTCTATTTCTATGCAGTCGCTTGTGGCGTTGGTAAAGCAGAATACTTCGGAATAATAAGTCCATGCACCGCTTGCTGAGGATAGCTTAAGATAGTATCTTCCCTCTTTCTCGATTTGCAGAGGAAGATACCCCGGATAGAGTGCCACCTTATAGCCCTCACGCTCGATTATGCGAAATCCGGTTTCGTGAAGGAGCTGCACTTTGTTATCGCCTACGATAGATTCTGTATTTATATCCACAAAATATGCAGAACCAAGCGTGTCTCCGTCTGTATATAACTCGTCGGGTATTACAAACTGGAAAGGCGGCAAGGATTGTGTAGCTACGATAAGTGGAGAAATATGCCCGTGCGCATAACTCTTACGGTGGCTCTGCTTGGCAGGGTCATCATAAAAGTTAAGCGGCGACAGGCATATTGGCTTTGGCATATCTAACAAGCATTTATTATCCGCAAATATAATGAATAATATTCGGAAATTCGCTATTTTTAACAGATTTTAATAGTATGGTACAAAAATATTTATACAGGCTCATACCTTAGTTCTACATCTGCCATATGGGTATCAACATTTATAGAGATTTCCTCTATATATCCGTTGCCCCTGTCCGTCTTTATCAGTTCGTTCGTATTCAGGCTCGCATTTCCTACCGAGAATGATACATTGTGCTTGACGCATCTTTTAATGCCGTGAACGCTCAAATCCGGCGCATTATTCTTGATGTTATTGCACTCAATCCGATTGCCGGGCAAGTCATACATGTGATGCCTGATAAGCTGATTGAATGAGGCATACCAATTCTGAACGAATACGGTATTCAGCCTATCGTACTGCCCTTCCTCAAGAACATAGTATCTCACGATAGGAACCTTGCCGTTTGCATCCGCCATAAGAAGCACAAATCCGTCTTTCGAGAACTCGTCGGGGTTGAACAGCATAAAGTCGATGTCAGATGAGAAGCCGTCGATATTTATCTCTTCCGTTTTGTCCTTCTGCACGTAGCCATTCTTTATGTCAAGTGCGAGGCCCTGTCCCATAGCCTTTGTACAGTCATCCATCCATGCATATTCAAATCGCGATGCAAGGTCTGACTTGTCAAACTCCGTTTCTTCCTGATAGTACAGTACCGGCTTACGGTTAAACTTGTCGTTCTTGCTTGTAAGGTCAAGCTGTATGTTTGGTTCGTAGTGGCTGTAGCTCATACCTTTCATAAAATAAGATATGTGCTCGATGCGGAATCTGTTCTGCTCATCAATGAACCAATAGCACTTATAGCAGTCCCGCAGCATCTCCATAAGTTGCTTGAACTTAATTTCGGCCTTTTGTGCTGCTTGGTCATACTCACTTTTAAGGATATTTGTTTTTTGTGTTATGTAAATATCACAGTTGCCAAGAGGAGCAGCTGCACCATCCGTATTTTCCGCAAGATGCTCGTACAAGAAAGTGCTGTATTCGGCTGTGCGTTCATGCGTAACAGAAGGGTCTATTTTTGCAAGTAGAGCCTTTATCACGTCAGATAAGTGATAACTGTCTCGGAGCTTATACTCCTTGTAGTACTTCTCGCAGAATACCTCCCATCCGTTGCTTGGGTATAGCGAATCTTCGAATGTAAGCCACACGGATGTATTCGCCCATGCCTTTCTCGATACCGGATGGAAATATTGGTTTCTCGCTGTTACCGGTGGTCTGAAATAATAGAGCCCATCAGTAGTTCCATACTGTGTCGGCTCTGTTGACACGTCACTTGTATGATATATTTTCACCGGCGAATCCGGCTCATCAAAACCACGCAAGCCGATAACCCTTTTATAGTTGTTTCGTGATATTGCAAAATCTTCTCGTGAAAGCTCATGTGTTTCATAGCCATCAGAAGAAGTATTAACATCACACAACAATCTTCCCCATATCTGGTACTCAATAATAATATTGCCGAGGTTTATTTGGCTTTGCAGTATGTCAGATTCGACAATTTCTGAACCTGATTCTGCCCACAATGTATAGTTTCCGTTCTGGGTAAGCACAAAATCGCTTGTATCTTTTCCGTATGTATATACAGAAGAATATATCTTCTCGGTAAATCTGCGTCCACCCTCTCCTATCTGATTACGGGTACACCACAATTCGATTGCGTAAGTGTCGTACTTGTAATACACTCTGTCCTCTTCTACGGTGGCATTACCGCTGCCCGTGCTCAACAGAAATACAGGAACATTCGGGTCTATTACGAGTTCTCCCGCATTTGCAACCTTTACAAATTTTAGGGTATACACATCTTCTACGTCACCCGAATATCCGCGTGGGTCGCTTACGGTATAGCGACAAGTTAAACTACTCGAAGTGTCCTTTGGGTTAACTGCCATAGATTTACCCGCGGCATTAACATAAGTGCTAAGTGTGAGTTCAGTTAACCGAGGGCCTTTTGAGAAGAAATAGGCATTTTGCAATTCCAAGTCGGTATCTATGGGCTCGCTTACCTCGTCTTCCCAATATGTACCTCCCGCGTAACTTGATATGACGCTCTCACCCTGAACGTATATCTGCAATACACATCTTTTCGTAAGCCTCAGGGACGACATAGCGGGTGCAAGCTTTATGAGGTCGTAGGTATTTTCGTATGCGTCAAGTATTTTCGTATATTTGTCGTCATACGATAGCTTAAGCTCTACACTCTTTTTTGCATTGTTCATTTTGCAGTCCGAGCGGTTGAACGTAGCAGAAGCGAATACATTATTACCTTTCTTTACTATAAAGTAAAGTGTTTCTTCAAGACTCGCATTTTTCACTATTTCGTAGTCGGTTCCAAAGAGGTTAAGTTTTCCGTCAAGCGATTCACGGAAGAACATTTCCCCATTTTCACGCTGGTATTTCTTCTTCAGTTGCTTGTAGTGCGGCTGAATCTGATAGCCATGCGATTCATTAAGGTTCTTGACACCAGAAAAGTCAGAGTCATCAATCTTGAAGCCTACCATATACACGCCTTGTGGCAAGTCATAGTCAACCTTATAGGTATCAACCATTCCTTCCTGGTATATTACATCGTAGCCCCGGTACTCGTCATTGCTGTTCCACATAACGATAGTTACCCTCGATTGGGGAAAGTCAATGTCAAGCGTTATCTTTCTTGCGCCGTTTACGCCAATATAGCCAGATGCACAACCCTCTGCCAAAGGCCGGGTTATGCGTTCCCCGGTCGTAAGGTCGAAGCTGTAACCACCTACGACCGGGATTTCTGACTTTCTGAAAATATAGAACTTAGTATCTTCTCTCATATCAGTGTATTCTTCTTATTACATTTCTGCGCTTTTCAATGTATGAGCCGTCTGGCATAGCGTAATACTGCCTTTCGCTATTATTCTTCAGGGCTCTTACATCTTCCTCAAGCCGTGAAAGGTCTACCGCCTGAGACTGGTAGGTTATGTTCTGTGACAAGTCGTCTCCCGTCTTGAACGCTCCCATAAACTTATCCTCAAACGTACCCTTGTTAATGCTGTCTACAATTCGCGGAAGCACCTTTCTGTACTTTCTCGTATTGCGGCGGTTAATGATAGCCATAGCCTCACCGCCTTCTGCCCTCATATTCTTGCCCCTTGAGTTCGTGGTATGCAGGTCTATGTCATTTCCTGATGCGTGAGAGCCGCCCTCAAGGAACTCAAGACCACCCTCGCCGTATTCTTGTGACGCCTTTGTTACCTGCGCCGCTTTTACCTTTGCAACAGCGAATGAACCCCACATAGCAGCAATAGCGGCAAGTGCGAGTGCCGGACCCGCCGGGCCAAGACCAGAAAACGAGCTCCATAATTGTGCTGATGCAGTAATAAGGGATGAAGTCTGGGTAAGAGTATCAATTGCCTGTTGTCTGCGCTGTGCCTCTTCAAGAAGTTTCTGTTTCTGCTGTAGCCTTTTCTTTTCCTGCTGCATTTCCTTTTTAGCAGTAGCGACATTATTTGCATAGCCATTATTGCGACCCTCGACTTCGGCTTCATAAGCAGTCTGAGCAGCCTCAACTCGCTTTTCAGCAGCCTCAACGGCTGCTTCTGCCACTTCAACCTCGGCATCCGCGATAGCTTTAAGATTGCTGACTACCGCTTCTGTAAAGGCATCGGCGGCTTTGATTTTATCTTCGTCCCAATCAAGCTTTGTAAATATTGCACCCGAAAGTCCTTCCCGTCCCACGAGGTTTGTAAAACTTGACTGCTCTTTGTATTGGCGTTCTCTCTTCTTTTGGTTTGCGCGCCATGTATCAAGTTCGGCTTCACTTACGTCGATTGCGCCTTCCTCGGCAAGCTTGATGCGCTCTGCCCAGAACTGCTTTTCGAGTTTCAGTTTGTATAGTGCTACGTTGTAGGCGTTATGCTTTTCTGCCTCATATTCAGCAAGCATTCGATTCTGCTTTGCTTCGAGGTTATCCATCTTCCACGTACCAACCGTCTGTTTGTGCTTTTTGCCATAGCTTGCTATTATATCTCCCTCGTCCTGCCTTTCCTCAATAGGTTTTGCCCTGTTCTGAGTAAGAGCAAGCTGCATTGCTATCTCATTCTGCTTTTCGAGAAGAGCAAGTTCCTCCTCTGAGCCTTTGCGCACAAGTTCGAGTTGAGCCTCGATGCCACGGGCACGCATTTCGTATATGATTTGGTCGTACTCAGCAATAATCTGCTGCTTCTTACGCTGAAAGGCCGCTGTCTGTTCTGGCGTGGCTGTACTTGTGATTACAACCTCGCCATCTACGGTAGAACCCTTTGTAGTGTACATGGATTCTTCTTCCGCAACCTGAGCAAGTCTCATCTGCTTTTCCTTTTCAATGCTATCAGCAACATCTTCAAGGTGCCAATTCATTACTTGGCGAAGCTTACGGTTCTTGTCAATCTCCAGTTCATACTGAAGATTTACGAGGTCGATTTCGAGTTTTCTCCGCGCATTTTCCATGATTGACGCAATCTCTTTCTGCTGATTCTCAATCATCGCTTTGAGTTCCGGCGTGAGTGGCTTATACTTACCCTCCGGATTTGCAAGATATACCTCGTTCTTACGGAATTTATCCTGCATTGCACGAATGGTCTGGTTTGTCTGGTCGATAGCCTCAATACGGCGCTTCTTGAACTCGTCACGCTGCAACTCCGACAAACTTATTTCGTATTTCTTCCTGATAGACAAGTCATTTCGCCAGATAATGTCTGTAAGGTCAACCAAACGCGGATGGCGCTCACGATTACCCTTCTGGGCCTCTTTAATTCCGGCATCTTTAAGAAGTTTCTTTACTTGGTCTTCAAGTGAGACGTAAATTTGGGTATATAAGTCTCCCGCTTTTTCGAACTCCTCCTTCTCCTTGTTCAGTTTCTTGACTGCGCTCTGCGCGTAGTCCTTGGCTATTGCATCCGCGGTTTTCTTATCGTAAGTGATGTTAGCCATTCCACCCGTTATGGAACTTCCTTGGGCGAGGCTAATCAAGGTTAATGCCTTCTTTCTGTCTTCGCTCTTTGCGTCTACCTTTGTCTTTACGAGTTTCTTACGAGCCTTACCCGTCTTGGGGTCTATCGAATATGCGTATGTATATTCATATTGTCTCTTTTCTGCCTCGGCTTCTTTCTTTATTGCCTCCTCATATTGTTCGGATGCAAGTTTTCGGGCGGCCATAGCCTTTGCCCTTAATTTAAGGGCTTCCACCATAACCGCGGTATTCTCTACAAAGAGATTTTCCGCATCGTTTACATCGGTTATGGATACACCGAGTTTGTCAAACTCTTCTTTATTCTCCTTTATCCACTCGATTCTCTCCTTGTGTGACGAAAGGTCTTTCCATTCGCGGGATAACTTCTGAAGTGTGAACAAGTTGTCGCCATACGCGGATGTAGATTCCTTAATGGTATCATTTATCTTATCCATCGCCTTAGAGAGAGTTAATAATGCCGCCTTGCCCCTGAATAACTTAACAATCCAATCGGTTATTTGCTTGCCATGCGATGCAAGCAAGGTCATGCCTATAACAAGTGCAGTCTGCCAACTGAATAGGGCTCTTACGATACCCCCCAAGATACTCTTTGTCGGCTTACCCTCGGCTACCGCCTTCTTGTTGGCCTCCCGTAGGGCGTTAATCTCGTCAATAAGGATAGGGATATTGTTAGAGAGGGCGAGGAAAAGAGTATTGATGGAAACCGCTGCCGACGGAAGTTCTCGTACCACCTGCGATACCGACATTCCAAGGCCGTCCCACGACTTTGCGTAGTTACCCACCGAAAGCCTGTGGTTTCCCGTCGCTTCCTGCAATTTCTGCATCTGCACATACAACTCAAGGGTCTGCTTTTCGAGTTGCTTTCCGGCCTCTGTTCCGCTTCTCTCTGCCGCCGACATCGCATTGAGCTTAATCTTGTTAAGCTCGTACTGTGCCGCAAGCCGATTGTATGAGCCCACTGCGGAAAGATTAAGTTGTGCTTGTAGCTTGGATACCCTGTTTGCCTCGTGTGCAAGAATATTCAGTTCATGCGCTTGCTGCCTTGCCGCGGTCTGAGCCTGATTGTAGCGTATCTGTGCCTGCGTAACCTCATCGAGCGCACGGGCATTTGCCTTGTTGGTAAGCAGCTCCTCATTGATAAGACGCTTCAGTTCCATAAGCCTCTTGCCCTCGGCAGAGCGCAGGAAATTCAGCTTCTGCTCTGCCTTCTCTACTGCCGAAAGCGACTGGACATGGATTCTGAGTTGTCCATCCAAATCTGCAAGTTGCTTTTTCCTGCTCATTATGCTACTAAGCAGGTCTTGTCCTTTCGCTCCGCTTCTTTCTGCTTCGCTAAGAGATTTCCACAGACCTATTTGCTTTTTAAGTAAATTGTTAAGCGCATCATAAGAACCAACTAAAGCAAGAGAAGCTTTTTTATTTTCTGCGGACATTCTGTTGTGTGAAGCAGTCTGTGATTTAAGCCACGCAACCTCCTTGCCCACGTCCGACATTGCGAATTTGAGTTCCTTCTGCGCGCGGGTCAGGCGGTTAGCGGACTGCGCGGCCTCGTCGATATGATTTCGGCCTTCGGTTGTGGCAGTACTCATCGCTTTCAGCTGCGAAATGATGTCCTTCGCGCCGGTTTTGATTGCGTCCATAGCCGCACCGTAGGTCTTGTTAAGTTCCGTAAGCTGGTCGATAAGGTTCTTTATCGAATCATCGGGGCTTACCAAATCTGAATAATTTATTCGGTCATTATCCATATCCGCTATCGTTTTTTATATGCTTTCCTTTCTGCTTCGGTTTGCTTCTGTATGTTCAGAAGGGTATTGTAAAATTCGAGAACCGTCATAGTCTTCGCGTTCATACCCGTTTTTTGGCTGATTACCATACATGCACTCTCAAACTGCTTGTCATACCTTATCTCTTCCGATTCCTTACCGACAAACTTTCTCGGCCCGTGAAGCCCGAATATGAGGTCGTCGATTTTGGCTATCTGCTCCGAATTGTCCTCATCCGTCGCCAGTTCCCGCAGCTGTAGCATCGCGCGCATTTTCAGCTTCGTGTATGCCTCCTTCTCCTTTGCGCTGTCGAACTCGCTCGGAAAGTAAAGTTCTAATTCGGTAGAGAGTTTTTTTTTAACCCACGCGAGCATTTCCATAAATACTCCGTAGGGCATATCTTTCAACTCTTCCATTATCTCCCTCAGATGAGTATCCGAGAGGTCTTTCTGTTCCTTTCCGTCTATGCTGTGTATGAGAGCGGCGAACGCCATACCACTCGGTGATATGTTGTTTACAATCATGTGCATATTTTGGCGCATGTTCTGCAATTCCTGCATCGCACTCGCCTTATCGTCCTTGCCGATATATTTTGCAATGCGGATAATATGCTCATCCACGGACTCGATATCGGAACCAAGGTTCGAGTCCAGAAGCACATATTTATTGTACTTCTGGTAATTGACAATCGGCATTTCGTCTATGCTCTCATACAGCCTTACGACCTTGCCATTTACGGTAACATCCCTCATAGTGTTATTTACTTTATAATATTATTCGTACCAATGGCGGAACGGTGAACAGCAGCATGGGCGAAACCTTGATGTCAAATAACCAAAGTACTACGACTACCGCTATACACATCCAAAAACTAAGGCAGAAATCGCAATCAAGCATTTCTGCAACTCTTGGGGCACCTATCTCGTCATGGTAGTCCCTGAGTTTTGTACGGATTCCCGACCTGCCCATGAATAAAATGGCAAAGGCCACGAATAGCGCGACCATTACCGACTGAACTAATACCTCTGACATAATTCCTGTGTTGTCATGTTAAACTCAAACCGGAGACCTGCATAGGGGTGCATGAAGAATTGCTTATCAATCGCCTGTATGCCTTCTCCCTTGTATGTATAATTGTTATAGACCTTTTCGAGAGCGTAACCCTGATAGATATTTTCGAAACGCTCATAGATTTTGGTTATCTCAAGCCTTCCCTGGCTCTTGACGATACCCGGACCCGTGAGGACTCGCACGATTTCGTCCTTCACTTCTTCCGTGTACATTGCGTCGGCATCCGGGAAGATGCTGTTCAGGTCGAACCAGAATACTATGGCACCGCTGAAAGTGAACTTAGGCAATGACCTGACGCTCGCTTCGATTTCCTGTGGGTCGTAGATATCGAACCATGCAAAGTTACCAAAATTATCGTTAGGTAACAGTGATGCATACTCGGAATTACCTACATACGCTGCTGGGTATACAAATTTGCTTCCGTCGCTGCGATGCTCCACGAGCTTGTACGCACGACCGAAGGCGTAATTGAGCCATGTAAGTTTTTCCGCGAGGGCATCTTGTATATCCTGTATTATCTTATCAAGCAATACGGGATTTTCCTTTTTCAGTACCCTTATGTTACGTTCATTCATTTAGTATTCGTTTTTTCAGTTTTTCTGCAAGCGAGGGTCTTATGTAATTCCTCACAAGGTCGGTAAAATTCTCGTTTGTAAGCCTGAATATCGTCTGCCCGTACTTTTCAAGCAGTTCGGGGGCCTTGTCGTCCGTAGAGGTAACATAGAATCCCTTATCGTCGAACTCTACATGCAGCGATTTATAGAACTCGCCCGTGTCCCTCAGCGTAACCCTGTCCGTGGGCTGTCCTTTATACCGCTTGATTCTTACCGTTGCGGCCGTGTACGGCTGATAGCTCATAATCGGAATACCCTTACCTTCCACACCTCTCTCGTACAACTGGTTTTCAGTAATCATGCGAATTATCACTTCCTCATTCCGTTTTATCTCCTGCTTGAGTTCGTCGTCGAGAATATCCCTGAACTTTCGCAGTCGGTACGAGAGATTGCGTATTGTCGCATTATAGTATTTCATACCTCAGACTGTTCGATATTTGACACCGTGATTTATACAAGGCATACACACCCTGTCTATTCCGAGGGTGCTCACCTTCAGTGCATCAAGGGCAAGTTCGAGCTGAAAACTGAGTCCGGACTTCTTCAAGGACGACGAGTCACCGTCAATCTCGTAAAGGATGTCGGGTCTTGACGCATTGATGCTATGCCTGTTTGTGCGGACATTCGGATTATACGCAAACTCACGCAGCATATCTATCGCCAATGACTTGCCTATATAGTCCACAAAAAGGTTTCGCTGGTCTATGATAAAGTCCGTGATGTCACACGCCACCGTGATGTCGAGGTTCAAGCCGTAGTTAGTATCATAGTCGTAGATGTTGGATTCCACGTCCCACATACCTATTTGCTCGTCCTCGGTAGGAACAAGTTCCTCGTTCACGCTGAACGGATGTACCTCAAGGTATTTCGACCAGAGCATCCATGTTGCATATTCATGCTTCGAGCACTCATTGCATGGGCCCTTTGACCAGTCACGGTTCTTGCGTATAGCAAGGCTGTTTTCGGGCAAATCCGACTGCATATAGCATATATACCAACTTCCTCCAGAGTCTATTCTGTCATTCTCATACGGCAAGTACAATTCGGCACTTGGCGCGAACCATTCCATAGAGTTTCCCTTGCTCTTTGTAAATGTTTCGACATAGTAAGGCTCGTTCAGGCTTGAGTGCATTACGTATATCGTATAATCGCCGGGCTCGGTAAACTGTAGGCCAAAACGATTTATTCTTGTGGTTACGCCTTTTGAGCGGATAGGCACGATTTCAAAACCGACAAGATTCTGCCTGTTCCTTACCGTATCACAAATGCGTCCTGTGCCGTCAAACAGAGTTTTCTTCTCGCAAAGCGGCTTGAATGTGCCCTTGTCGGTCTTCTCGTTAATGTATCGGCTTACCGCATTAGTGATACTTGCACGCGTCTTCACTTCGAGCCATTCCGAGAAGGCATTAGTCTCTATCCAGTAGTCGCTGTTTGATATGCTCACGGAATCGGCGGGAACATCCTGAACTGCCTTATACATAGTGCCCTCATACAATACTACCACGCCTTTGGGGTATGTTGACTCGGAAGAATATTCGGGGTATTCGGTATTCTTGAAATCAGGTGCAATGCTCAGGAGATTCTGCAAGGTCAGCAGGGGATGCACATCCTGATAGTATCTGTGGCTTTCGCTTTGTGTCAAACCTTGGGAGAGCCATGTGCCATCGTTGCGGTCGTAACTCTGCCTCCACCCGATAAGATGCAACAGGTTCTCTTCGATTTCGGCTATTCTTACCATATCATATATCTTTCTTAAAAAGAGTAACGGGAACGCCGTGCGCTTACCGCAGACGCTCCCGCACCCAAGATAGTAAATAACAAATTATTAGGATGTTACCCTATGCTTACTCACCCGCAGACTGGTTTACCACAAACACAGGCTTTGCGTAGCTTGCGTCCTCGCTTGAGATGTTGAAGCTCAAGATAGGGCTTGCGTTGTGTGTAGGGTCGCTGTTGTAAGCAGTTACAAAGGCGATATCTACTGCAAAACCGTAGTGCTCCTTGCGTGTACGAACCATATCGGCAGTACCTGCGCCACCGATGCCTGAGAAGTCGCCTACAGAGTCATAGAAGTATGTACCTACAGGGAGACCAAGCAAAGGCAATGTTGCGATGCCCCACTCGTGGCCGTCACCGGATACAGTACCGAGCAAGCAGTCGCGCTCAAATCTTGTAAGCATACCGAGTGAGCCCTTGCTGATGGCGTAGCCCCTTGCGTAGAGGTTAGAACCCGCTGTTACAGCTGGAAGAGCAGTAGCGGCTGCGTAAGACTCGTCGTTTGCCTGCTTTGAGTTTGTAGGCTGACCCTTCCAAGTAGAAGCATTCACAAATGCCGCACCGGCTGCACTGCTTGTAGCATACGCGCCCTTTGCGATGTTATTTGTGAAGTGGAATGTCTTGCCGGCATACTCGTTTGCCTTATTCACGTCGTTGTAGAGTCCGTGCTGTGCGAGCTTCTTAACAACACTCTCAATACCCGCGTCACCCACGATGTCAAGCGGAGCGTAGAAGTCGTTTGCGCCCATGATAACCTCAAGGTCGCCGAGGATATTCTCACGCTCAGTCCACTTAGCATTGATGATGTTGCCGGTCTTGTCGTAAAGAAGGCTGTTATTGATTACCGTTGTCTTTCCTGCCGCGATTGCTGCAAGAGCGGCTTCGTCAAGAACCTGAGCCAACTTGTAGACATACTTCATGAGCTTTGTCTGGAAGTCACGCTGGATACCGATTTCGTTGTTCATATACATTGCCGGAGCAATGGTAAATCCGAACGAATAGGTTGCAAAGTTAATCTGCAAGTGGCGAGAAGTATTCTCGCTATCGGTAATAACCAGAGGTCGGTCATGCGAAATGGAAATACCACCGTCATAGTCAATTACGGTAGTAAGCAAGGACTTGCCGGTTGATGTACGCGCCTTCTCCTTGATATCATCGGTCAGAATGCCACCCGGGTCATTTGACTGAGACATAAACGCACTGAGTGCGCCATATCGGCTGGCGCGGTACTCGTACTTGTCTACGTTAGACTGCGCCAAAACATTTTGGATTCTTGTTAAAACTAAACTCATATAGCTGAATTTTAAAAATTATACAATCGTCTGGCGCATTACCCTTTTACAACCAGTTTTATTTAGTATTATCGGATTGGGAGCTGTGCAACATTGTTGTCGGCTCTCATGGATGCAAACCTGTCCGCAAACTCGGCTGAATCCCTTGTCAAGCCCTCTGCGAGCAAATGGTTCTCGATAGCCTTGTCCGCCTCTAACTGGGTCTTTGCACCCGAAAGGTCGAACAAATTGCCGCCGTCACCACCGTTGCCTCCATTGCCTCCCGTGCCACCGCCTGTCTGCTTCTTGCCCGGGTCGATTACGTCCTTAAGGGAAGTCTGCATAAGCAATTCTGACGCGGTAAATGGATTAAGATTGTTGGCGGGATTGTTAAGAACATTTCCATCCTTGCCGCGGAATACAAGAACCTTCTTGCCATTGCTCTCGATGAAGTCGGGTTCTCCCTTTGCAAGCACTTCCGCCTTTGCGGCGTTGATGAGAACGGCCTTGATGCCGTCTGTAATGCCCGCCTTGAATTTCAGGTCGGAAACGGCTTCCCCAAAGGCACTATCCACATAGATATCCTTGATTTGCTTTTCATAGGTCTCCTTCTGCTTTGCAGAATCGGATGCCTGCTGTGTGAGCTGCTGCTGAAGCTGTGTAGCCAGAGCCTTGGCATCCTTCAGCTGCTGCTTCAGGGTCTCGTCGCCTGCACCGTCGGCGAGCTTCTGCTTAAGGGTAGCAATCTCGTTCTTGGCGTTAGCCAGTTGCGCCTGAATCGTTGCGGTCGATGCAATCTGTGCCTTGTAATCGTTAAGCACACGCTTTGCATAATCATAACTCTTCTCGCCCTGATTCTTTGCGATACCGGTAATGCCGAAAATGTCGGCATCGTACTGTCCGTGGAGGGTACCTATGCGAGTACCGATAACCGCATTCTCATCGTTACCTGACATTTCCGCAATGGCGGTCAGCTGTGCATCTGTCAATCCTGACAAAGCACCGTTCTGTCGTAGCATTTCAACTGTCAGCATACTTATTCCTCCTTATAAGGGTTGTACAATTCCTTAACAATGGTATAGCCCACCTTTGAGGCATTAGCCTTGAAGTTCTTATACTCGCCGAAGGTGAACATCTGTACATACGGCGTTGACAAGAGTTCTCCCGTTTCTGAGTCATACCTTGCCCCTCTGACGATTTCGAGGTGTACGAGACCTTCTGTTCCGGGGCTGGGCGTATAGCCGGCATTCTCTGTGGCGGTAACGCTTTTGCTCTTCTTAGGCTGCTCTGACTTGGCCTTCTGCGCAGTATCTTCACCCTCAAGGGAGATACGCTCTTCAAGGTCTGCAATCTGCTCTTCGAGGTTTGCAAGCTCCTTCTGCTGCTCCTCTGTGAACTTCTCCGGCTCAGTCTCCCTGGCCTGCACCAGAACCACCCTCGCCGCTCTCAGTTCCTGTAGCTCCTGCTGGAGCTTTTGTTTGCTCTTCGCTGACATAATCGGATAACTTTTCGTTAATAATTCTAATCTTATCTTTGAGTGGAATGTTCGCGCCAAATGACACGATATCTATGTTCTCACGCTCGAAGCGTGATATATAGCTGCTGAAATTGATTTTGAGCTGTACTTTCTTAGGGTCTAACAGGCCCTTGTCGGAAAGAGTAATTATCTCGCCGAGAGTCTTGTGCGGATAGGGCTCAAGCTGACGTAGTATAAGCATTCTCTGTAAAATCTGCGGGTTGTTCCTGTATTCGACCTCAAGAATATGCTTTACTATCGCGTCAAGTTCGGACTCAGACATACCCGACTGCTTCGCTTTCTCATACTTTGCGTACAACTCTTCCACGGTGAACACGTAGAACTCGGTACCCCAGTTTATAGACGACGAAATAAACCCGTCCCCATATCTGAGCTGGCATATAGTATCGTCAACGAACTTCTGCGCTCTCTCGAAATTGACCTTAAGGCTGTTGAGGACAGAAGTCTTGCTTTCGAAGTTAGCCGCTACCTGAGTTTCGTTTATCGCCTCCTTGTCCTGCACGTTGCCGCCCGTGCCGACAATGGAGGTTACGATAGCGTCGTGCAGTCTCCTGCACTCCTCTACGTTATAGTCGAGCGAGTCTCTGTCTACCGTGGTGATATGTACGGGTACGCCTATGTCGGCAATGCCCTCACTCTGGTTAGGAACAGGCACCTCAAGGAACGAGCCGGGGCCTGCTATGCGCTTTTCACCGCAACAAGGACATCTCGCAACCGTTCCGTCGGCAAGAATCTTATAGTTGTCATTGTCGTTTCGGTTGCGCAGGAAGCCGCCATCGCAATAGTCGCCCGTCTCGTTATTCTCAAAGTTACACTCAGACTCGTACGCGCTGTAGATAGGATAAGGCGCATACAAATCGAGATGCTTCTTCGAAATAGAGAAGAACAGATACCAGTCAAGACTACTGAGCTGCTTGACAATCGGGTTCTTCTTCAGGTCGGGGTTACGCTCGTTGAGTTTGGTAGACCAGAAGAACCTTGCCGTGCAGAATCCGAGTCCGTGTACCGCCTCGGTTACGAGAGACGCAATCTCGTTCTTCTCGTTGAGGGCAAATACCCTTATGGAGTTGTCATCGAACACCGCAACCTTGTTATCGGGCTGATGGAAGACAATCCAGTCGAGAATAACGCCGTCAGGTGACGAGTAGTCGATTACGTCCTCAATGCCAAGCCAGTAAAAATACGGCTCCGGCTTTTCGGTTGTCTGCTCGGACGGAAGGTCTACCACGAGAACGCTGTTAGGTGATACCTGCATCTCATGCCAACCCTTAGTCTGCCATATCTGAGGCTCGTTGAGCTTCCTTATACGGTAATCCGCCCAGTCGCTTTCGAGTTCGGAACTTGCAAAACGGTATGTCATTGAGCTGTTGCGACTGTAAAATACCCTTTCGAGCTCACGGTATACGTCCTCGACTACCGCCGTGGTCGAAAGAGGGTATTTGAAGAGTTGCAGAAAAGTACGGTACTTATCTTTCGGCAGGAGTCCGCGCACCCAATCAAGAAATGCCGTTGCCGGAAGCGTCAAGTCAGAGACAGAGATGTTCGTCTCCGTGTGGAAACGGAGAGTCTTCTGCAATGTCACCGCACGGTGAATAACCTGAGTCTTCTCAGGCTTTTGCAGTATCTCTTTTATCTGACTTAAGTCTAATGCCATTCTCTTCGTCGTAATAGTACGGACTCTGTGGGTCTACTTCCCAACCGCCGTTCAATGCTGAACCCATGTCAAGCAGTCTCTCGGCGTGCTTGAGGCCGAAGGACCGCTTTTCTCCGCTTGGAGTGACAAGGATAATCGTCTGTTCTTTCTTAGGACGCGCCATATCTTTATGCACTTGCTACGTTAGTGAGGTCTGTAAGTGGGTTGTAGTCCATCTCAGACTGCTTGATAATCACAAGCTTGTCGGACCAGTTAGGAAGGAACGACCACTTGAGGGCGTTGCTGTCCGGTTCCTCATAGCCGCCAAGGTTCTTGTCGCCTACAAAGAACGAGCGGATAGGAATTGGGGAGAACTTTGTCGGAGTAGTCACGTTGTCGGCAATGGCACCGATGTTTCCGTTCTCGTCAATCAGGTACACGCCGATTTCCTCGCAGCTGTAGTTCTTCATCGCTGCAATGGTGCTCTGCTTCTCCTGATAGATTACGCTCTCGAAGGTAGTCGGCTCACGGCCGACGACAATCTCGATGCCGCCGAGGGTCTGGTTTCCGCCACCGAATGTGCGAGCCTCACCCGGAGTAGTGGTAGGGTTCTGCAAATATGGCGAGATGATAATCTTCGTACCGTCGGCTGCCGCTGCAAGGCCCGCCATTGCGGTCTTGGTCTTAATGTCGGTAACGGAGATGCTGTTGAGCAGTCCGGCTGACTGGTACTTTCGCTGGATTATGACCTTCTGAATCTGTCCGAAGGATTCCTTGCACTCGGCAATCGTAAGGTCTGTGAGATGTGCCCCTGCAGGGCACCCGCAATTCATTCCCATAGTTCAAAAATTCTGTTTGTTCGTAAAAATGTTTCGCGCTGCGTTCACGTTACCCTTGCCGAACGCTAAGGCGGTTTCGTTAAATATCGCAAATATACTGAAAAATCCGCAGTTACAAAATTATTACGGCTAAAAAATGTTAAAATATCATAAAAATGCGTCAATTCCTCAGCCTTATGCCGTGCGAACGGCTCTTTCGGGAGTGCATCTCGTAGACTCCGGTAAGGCAGTCGGGCGCGTCGTCATGCTGCTTCTTCTTGTTGTCCTTTCGGTAGCCCATAAGGGCGGCGTGGAACTGCGGCCATTTCCGTTCCCACCCGTCGGGGAACAATATGTCGTTCATGCAGCAGGCGGACGCTGAGTATATGCGCGACGCCTTGTTCTGTGTCTGCGTGAACGAGTTCACCGCCGTACGGAAGTTGCGCAGGGTAGCACGGAGTATGCGCTTCACGTTACGGGAAAACGCGCGTCCTCCGTTGTTCGACTCGATAAGGGCGAGTACGGTGGCGTTGCGCGTGAGCATTTCCGACGTCCTCTGCTCGGTCTTCTCCATCGGCTCGTCCGTGAACAGCACGTCCGTGACGTACACGAACTCGGGAGTGTCTATGAAGCATATCGAACACAATGAGTCGGCTCCCGTATCCGCCGTATCCGTGTAGTTCCACCGCTTCAGTGCATTGCGGCCTACCGGGAGGGCGTCGGGCGCATAGGTACGGAATCCGCCCGAGTACATAAGTCCCTCCCTCGGCGTCGGGTCCTGCATATACTGCGTGTCGAACACCAGAGGGTTTATGTCACGCATCTTGTACAGTTCCTCAAGCGTATGCTTCATAGGCCACAGGGCGTGCTCCCCGCCCGTCTCGGGGTCGGTCTGTATCGCCGGAAGCGAGAGCACCGTCCACTCGTCGGGTTCGGTCTCGCGCAGATAGCCGCAGAGGTCGTGCTCGTGGAGGCGCTGCATGATTATGACAATCGGGGTGGAACGCGAGTTGGTTCGGTTTCGGATGGTGCTCTCGAAACGGAGGTTTATTCGCTCCCTTACCACCTCAGAGTCCGCGTCCTCCGGCTTCATGGGGTCGTCGATAAGTATCGCTCCCTGAAATACGTTCTTGCGTGCGCCGATGCTGTCGAGCATCCGGCTCACGTTGTCGTCGAACGAGAGGACGTCGCCGGCCCTCGTCATGCTCGTAAGCTCGTCTTCGGTCATATCCACGTTGCCCGCGCCGAATCCGGTTACCTGTCCCTGCGTGGATACGGCGTACAGCTCGCCGCCTTCGGCCGTCTTCCATCTCGTAGTGGAGTCCTTGTCGTTCTCAAGCGCAGACTTCGGAAACAGCTTGCGATACAGCTCTTCCCTCATTATGCTCCTCACGGTGTAGGAGTTGTCCTTCACGAGCATGTCCGAATAGGACAGGTGGAGAAAGCGGCATTTCGGATTCAGGGCAAAGCACCACGAGATGAACGACTTTATGGCGGTCTCGGTCTTGCCGTATCGGGGTGGCATGTTGATTATGAGTCTGCTGCACTTGCCGTCCACCACGTCCTGAAGGGCGGAGAATATGCGCTTGTGGTGCTCCGCCACGATGAACGAACGCTTATATTGTGCGCGGAACATCATCTTCGTGTAGTTCTCCAGTGAGGACAGGGCCTCAAGCCTCAGGAGTTCGAGGGCGTTCACCGTCTCCCTTGAGAGCCCGTCCGCGGTGAGCACGGAATCCTGCATCTCGGAGAGGGTGCGCTTGGGTATGTGGTTGTCCTTTGCTGCCATATCGTCACTTCATGTATGTTTCACGGAGAAGCAGGTATGCCTCCCTTGATACTGGTGTGTTAGGTATTATGCCCGTGGCCTGCTGTCCCTGCTGCGGGAGGTCGAGGAGCATACCGGTCTTGCCGAATATCCTGTCCCACAGCCTCTCGACCGTCTCGATGTTGCCGAGGCGCGAGTCGTCGAGTATGCGCTTGATGACCGTGCGTATGGCTACCGGAACCTTCTTGTCGTGGTACAGGGCGCTGAGCTGGGTCTCGTTTGCGGTGAGGAGGCATGCGAGGAGGTTCGCCGTATCCGTCTTCGTAAGCTGAAGGTTGAGGTTCACGCCGAGACGGGTGAGCAGCCTCACGACCTCGGGGCGCGTTGTGCCCTGAGTCGCCATTAAGGCCTTCGCCGCGTCGGAGGCAAGCGATATGGTAGGCGCGCCCTCGGACTCGGCGAGTGCGTTGCCCGCCTCTATGGCCTCGACGGCGGAAGGGTACGGGTTCTCCTCTTCGAGCCGTGCGATGGCCTTCTCCCGTGCTTCCGCCTTGGCCTTCCTGAACTCGCCGACCGCCTTGCGCGCGGCTTGGACTTCCTCACTCCGGCGGAGAGCCGCCCTTGCCTTGGCAATCTCGCTCGCGGTCTTCGCCTCCACTATCCTCGCGGCCGACGCGTCTACAAGTCCGTCGCGCGCCGACATGCCGTCTTCGCCGACCAGACCCGAATTGTCGGGAAGAAGGCCGGCGATAGTCTCCTTTATGTCTTCTTTCTTTTCTGCCATCGTCGTGGGTTTTCAGGTTAGAACAAATCTTCGTCATCGCTGCCGTGCGTAGACGGCATGTGGGCATACATCAGCCTGTACTCAGTCGGGGTGGGTATGCGCAGTCCCGCTGCGAGCAGCGCGTCCGATACGGAACGGGCATGGGACGAAAGGGTTTCATGGCTTGTCTGTAACTGCCGTGACGGGTGGGACTGCATATACCACTCCACGGATGCAAGCCTTGTGCATTCCTCGGAGAACACGTCCCTGAGTCCTTCGGGGAGCGAGGTATCCGAGGAATGGTCTTCGAGCAGGACCCGGACTTCGCCTATCGTGTACCTGCGTATCTGGGCGGAGCGGGAGGGTACGTGCCCGTCAGTCCGTGAAAGGAGATACCAGGTGTCCCTCACGGAGTATATAAGCTGGGTGGAGTCGCCGCACGGGTCGCCGTACCTTTCCGCTGCGGAGCGGAGGTTTCTCAGCGACTCACGCAATACGGAGAGCTGCGACCTCAGCGACAGTCTTTGCTTGTATGTTGCCATAGCGGAATGAATATGAATATTTTTTGCATATACGGCAAAGATACGAATAAATTATTGGACGTACAAGTTTTACGGCAAAAATAGCATAAATACCTGTCGGGAAACAATCGGAAACAATTATTGTTTCTCGCAATTCATTGTAAATCAAAGGCATAGAAATTTGAGCCTGAAAAGCGGAAACAATAACGAAAAAATATTGTTTCTCGTAACTCGCTGAAAAGCAACAATATACTCTTATAGAAACAATAGAAACAATATTTTCTATTATGAGGTGTATAGTATGTATAGTATATTGTATAATAGTGTTTTAATTACACGTAAGACTATAATATAGGAAAAATTGTTTCTTTTGTTTCTCGGCTGACTCGCTGATAGCCTAACTCGCTCATATTGAGAGAATTGCAACGGAAACAAGACGGAAACAATAATTGTTTCTTGTTTATGGGTTGTTTCTCCTTTTTAATTTATTTCTTGTCTGTTTTGGCGTATAAGAAAAATTCTTTGTACGCTTTAAAGGCGTATAAGAAAAATTCTTTGTACGCTTTAAAGGCGTATAAGAAAAATTCTTTGTACGCTTTGGCATGTGCCTGAAAGCTAAAATCTCCCAAATATATAAGGGGCGAACCCCTACCCCACCCCAAGAGGGGCCCGGATTTTTACCCCCAGCCCCTCCGGCTGTCTGCATAATTATGCAAAAATATACTGCATAAAAATGCAAAATGTTTCACGTGAAACACTCTTGAGAGCCTGAGAGCCCGGGAGCCCAAGAGCCTGAGAGCCCGGGAGCCCAAGAGCCTGAGAGCCTGGGAGCCCGAGAGCCTGAGAGCCTGGGAGCCCGAGAGCCTGAGAGCCTGGGAGCCCGAGAGCCTGAGAGCCTGGGAGCCCGAGAGCCTGAGAGCCTGGGATATTATTTTTTCAAAATTTCTTTGAAAAACTCCACAAGCATACAACAGAAGACGACCACCACCGGAAAGGCTTTCAGCCAGACAAGGCAAAAGGTTTCAGGAAACGTAAAGCAGCCGAGGACGTAAGCCAGTGCGGCGAAGAAGATGAAAAGGCGATAGCCTGAAAGGGTTTTATTTGATTCTGTTTTCATGTTAAAAAAGTATTATAAATTATGCTAAAATAGTATCATTCGAGCCGAACCGAGCACCGCCACAGCCCCCGCCAAATAGGCAAAACGCGGACCGCCAAAAAAGTTTTCAGTTTTCGAAACTGATACTATTTTAACATCACGCAAAACGAGATGTTAAAATAGTATCATTCTTTCCTATTCCGCGGCCTTCCCTGTCTCCTCTTCGGCTCTCTTGCGCTCCACAATTTCGGCCACCATCAACCAAAGGCCGCCAGGCGTACAGGCGGCAAGCCTTGCAAAACTCTTAGACTTGGTTAGCGTGAACAGCGCCACGGCATCACACTTCCGGAAAGCCTCCGCTAATACTTCGCAATCCTCAAGGCCGAGGCAGTCCGGAAGGTATCCGCGGCGCTCCAGATATCGCGCCTGAGCTGCCGAGCCCGGAAATATACGGCCTAATCCGGCCAGCATCTTATAATGTCCGCGCGGCTCTGCATAATATAGCATGCTAAAATTTACGAGCTCGCGAACCTCGCGCAGCTCTTCAACTGTCAATTTTTTCATATCTTCAAATTTTTTATAAGTTATTATTTGTTTTATCACATTACGAAATTTTGTAAAAATTTTGTAGGACTTGCAAAACCTTTCCACAGTCCCTGAACCAGTTAGCCGAGAATCTATGTAGGTGGTCGGGCTTCTCGCCCCATTGTTTGCCGAGTTCCTCAATATCGTAATAAGTGAAGGCGACCGAACACACCCCCGGCAAGCCTTGCAAATATTCGCCGTAACGCTGCCACATTGGCAGCGTACACCCGGCGCGATATGTTGGGGCAAATTCTTCTTTGTAAGTCTCTACAAAATGGCGGACTAACGCCGCGGGCGTGCAATTCTCAGACGGGTGGCACTCGCCAAAATGGTCCCCGATGCCGTCCAGAAGGTACGCCGCCCATCTGGTTAGATACTCACCTTTTGCCGCCTTGAATCCGTCGGCCCCCAACATTGCGGCGTAGTTGGTAGGCGCTATATTATTGTTACGTTCCATAATGATAAAAAAGTATTATTGCAATGATAAAAAAGTATTATTTAAAAATTGTGTGGGGCGAAAGCCCCACTGGTCAAATATTAGTTTTCGCCTTTCTTCTCGCCGTCACTAAACAGGTTTACTAATAGATAGGCTCGCGCTTCGTTTTCGCCTTCACGCTCGCGGATAATATCCGCGAAGGCTGCACCGGCGATTTCTGGATTATCCTTAAGATAATAGTAAAAACTATCTTCGGCCTCGTCGTCACGGTCTTCGCTCCTGTCCTCGTTTTCGTCCTCGTCGGTCAGGTCGTCGAGGTAGTCGGCCACGTAGTCGGCCACATAGTCGGCGTACGCCGGGAAACGGTCCGCTATAATTTTCTCGTAGTGCTCGGCGTAGCTGTCGCGGTCGTTGCCGTTAAGTACGGCCATTTCATTACGGTATCCGAGAGAATGCGCGCACCAGTTGAAATCGAACCGCAAAATATCGTTTAATCCGGTGGCGTCGATGCCGTCCGGGTAGATGTTCTCCAAAACGGCCTCAAGCTGTTCACAATCCGCGTAAGTAAGGGAATTCAAATTTTCCTCTGCACCCGCCCACGCCTTGAAATTTACAAGGCTAATTTCGTCATATACTCTCATAATTTTTAATTTTTATAAGTTATTATTTGTTTTTATTATCACATTGCAAAGATAAGTATTTATTTTTATTCTGCAAACTTTTTTGCAATTTTTTTTCAAATATTTTTTAAATATTCCGTGTACTTGCTTTCGGCGTATCCTGCGAGGCTTCGCAAGTTATGCCGGGTTAAATAGCAGCCATCTCCGGAGAGCCTGAACACAAGGCCGCGCGCCACATGTATTAGGTAGGTGCCCGCCTTCAGGCCTGCCGCACTCCATGCCGTAAGATGTAGCACCGCCCACCCGTCGCCGTCCTTTATCGGCGTGGGCTTGTAAATTTCGGCGGTGTGGATATACTCGGGCGCGTTATATACTGGAGTGGCATAAATGCGGCCTTTGCGTATGCCGTCAGTATATCCGGCAATATTGAAATAATATACAAATCTTTTCATCTTGGTATATTATTAAAATTAGGTACAAGGAAAAAAAACATCTCGCCGCGGTCGTTCTTTGAGTACTGCAAATCAAGGCTAACGCGGTTGGCCTCGATAAGTTTCTTTAAGTCCTCGGAAACGGCAGACTTTACCACCTTTCCGGAACTCAGGCGGATTTCACATGTATAAAGATTGCGGTCAAACTTCTCAAAATTGCATACCTGAGAATTGAACACGCGAAAACCGTAAGACTGTGCGGCCATAAGAGCAGCAGCAAAAAAGAAAACTACTTTTTTCATGATTTTTAATTTTTATAAGTTATTACTATTTGTTTTTATTATCACATTGCAAAGATAAGCATTTATTTTTAATCTGCAAACTTTTTTGCAAAAAAATTAAAAAAATTTTATTTATTTTTTTGGTGGCTATCAGCCACCGGCCGGGAAAGCCGGAAAGCCAGAAAGCCAGAAAGCCAGAAAGCCAGAAAGCCAGAAAGCCAGGAAGCCGGAAAGCCAGAAAGCCAGAAAGCCAGGAAGCCGGAAAGCCAGGAAGCCAGGAAGCCAGGAAGCCGGAAAGCCGGAAAGCCGGAAAGCCGGAAAGCCGGCCGGGATAACATATAATAAGGGTATGCGCGCGGAATATAAAAAAATCCATAATATTGGCAAATAAAAAGTGTTAAAAAATGTTAAATGCTGCCCAATAACATAAAATAGCCAGTTTGAAAATTTAACGAATCAGCAAGTTTTGCCCAAAAAATCCGCGAGCATTTTTGCTGCACCCCCCAATGTAAAACCGGAATTAAAAATTGGGGTCGCTCCTGCGAAAATTTTTCCGGAAAAATTTTTTCCGTCTGGCATAAAAAGAAAAGCCCCGCTTCACAGCGGGGCTTTCTGCTAATAAGTGATAAATCAATAAAAAACAAAGTTTACTAAAAATAAATAAAAATTATGGAAAATTGTAGTAATTGTTGGCATTTATCTCACATCAGGTTTATTTCTTCTATTTTTGCTTTTGCCAGTCTGTCTATTTCGGCTTTCGCAAAGTCCATCAAGCGTCGCCGCTCGTCTATCCTGGACTGTATCAGCCTGAGATACCCCTCAAGTATTTGGATATCTCCCTCACAGCCTACAACCATATCCTCGAATGTCGGTTTGTGGCGCTTGTATGTTCCTATCAGGTTCTGAAACTTTCTTCTGATTCTGTCCGTGTGCTTGTCAGCCGGAAATACTCTCTGGAACTTGTTCAAGATTTGAATCTTTCCGTTGTTGTCCTTGATATATTCCATTACTGGGCGTGCCGTTCTGCCCTGGAACTCCTCGTCCAGAGCGATAACCCACTCAACGAGGCGCCGCCTGTCCGTGAACACGATATCCATTATGCGCCCCGTCCTGTTCTTGTGCTCTACTCTGAGGCCTATATATGGGAGCACTGCGGAGCGAACCAGGGCCCTTTCATGCCTCCACTCCATTTCTGGAAGAATGGCTTCCCCTATCCTTTTCCCAATGCTCTCGACCTTTTCGAGTGCATCATCGGGCGCGAGTTCCGAACTTATGTAAAGGATATCCGGTGAACTCGCCTTTTTCTTGTATGCCTTTCGCGGCATACCAGCGAGAGGAATGGACGTGATATAATAGAAAATGCGGTTCTTGTCCCTGTCATACTCAACGCGTTCTATAACGCCCCTGAGCCTCGCGTGCCCTTTGTTTGCGTAGAACTCTATCGTGCGCCCCACGTTGCGTCGGAAAGCGGCAAGAGCCGCGGCCACGGGTTCCGGATACTGTTTCGCCTGACGGGTCGGTTTCTGCTTTTCTTCCCCGGCTGCTTCTGTATCTTCCACCCATGCCGCGGTTTCCTCTTGCTTCTGTTTTTCCTCTCTCTCAAGTTCCCCGTCCATAAGCGCACGGGTCTTAAGTATGCTGCTTATTGCCACGGCATCCTCATCGCCCGCGGTCTTTTGCAGTTCCTGCAGGTCCTCCGTGCTCATGAGGGCATAATCTCTGATGTTCATGTGCTAATGAATCAGCAAGTTTTGCCCGAAAAATCCACAAGCATTTTTACTGCACCCCACGATATAAAACCAGAATTAAAAATCGGGGTCGCTCCTGCGAAAATTTTTTTCGGGCAAATTTTATGTTATTATAGGATGCTTCGGATTTGTTCCTTATCACCGAAGAACTTATATGCGTCAAGCGTATCAACTTGGTCGTTTTTACCAACTACCACATACACGAGTTTCTTGTCTTCGTCAAACACGAATGCAGTAAGCTCCATTATGCCACTTGTGCGCATGGCACCAGCTATAACGCCTGCAGCATACCCAGCCATTGCCGACTCGTCGAGGGTTGCGCTGATTCTCTTGTTCAGAACCGGAATGTAAATCTCATTTTTACTCATTGTTTTATTCGTTTTTGTTGTTAATACCTAATTTTTCCAAAATTCTCTCGCCCTCATTCTGGCAGCTCCAGAGGTATATACCTTCAAAGTCTACCAAAGTGCCTTGCCATTTTTGCGTTCTGGCTTGTCTGCCCATTTTCTTAAGCGCACTATACACCTCATGGTCTACAAGAACCGTGTATTTCTTTGTAATGCCATCCGTGCTTTTCAGGACTACGTAATAGGAAGGGCATCCGCCAATCCAAGTTTCCCTTACCCTAATAAAGTTCTCGGAACTAACCTCGATATGGTCTCTGATGTCACCGCCCTTTGTGGCCTGAGCGTACAGGGCGGCATCACTCTCCATGCAAGAGTTGCAGGCTGTAAGGCTGAGAGCCATGGCTGCGATAAGTACTATTGCTTTCATTGCTTGTATTTTTTTGATTACATTGCAAAGATACGCATTATTTTCTATCCGCCAAATTTTTTTGATAATTTTTTGCAAATATTTTTATTTATTTTGCTTTCTGAGCGATTCTATATGGTCCTTTATATACCATATAGCCTTTTCAAGGTCTTCTATCTCCTTGTCCCCGTCCGATATGCCCTCCTCTTTTTTCAGGCCCGCTCTCCAGAGATACTTGATAGCGTTGCCGATATCAAAGCAATAATGCCTCGTAATGTCTATGCACTCCACACCCGACGGGTGCGACGTGTAATGGCTCGGATGCCCGACCCTGTCTTCCATGGAGTTTATCTCTTCTTTCTGTTCCTCGCTCTCCCCATACTCAACAATTACAAGGTCTAAACCGGGCGTACCACCCCATTCTCCGTTTAATGCCCAACACCCAGCATATTCGCATCCCTCGTCTTCATAAACGCCCATAAGCGGAAAATCGCTGTTTGCGTCCCATTTAAGTATCTCGACTTTATCCCCATCTCTTGTCTCGACCTTTGCGCCCTTTTTGGCTGCTTCAAGGTCGAAAGGTTTAATTGTTTTCTTACCGTTCATATCACAACATTTTAAGTTCGTGTAACTTCAATATCATTTCATAGCAAACGTCAACAGAATTGTCTGCATAGCATTCCATAATTAAATCACCTTTGCAATCCTCATAAGCGCATAGCCATTCTGTTTTATCATTGGGATTAGGATTTATAAGTGCTAAACAATGCTGCCCATCATCACAACTTACGGGTAAAACATCAAGCAATGCTGTAAGACTCCAACAAGGAGAATAGTACATACTTTGTCGTTCTGGTATTTGCATATAACTCATTACTCGAGGATTCGCTTCTTTTATTACTGAATCTTTGTACCAAAACATATCAGCACTCTTAATTGGCAATATCTTTGCTAACTTTTTGCTCTGTTCTAAATCTGTAAATGATTTCATTAGTCAATCAGTTTAAAATCGTAAACGAATACCCAAGGGTTGCTGTCCCAAGTTCCTTTGCCCGAAATCTTGTCAATGAGGGCTGCAAAGGCTTCGCGTGCGGTGTTATAAGCGCGCTTATCATCGAAAGCGAATTTCTTATTGAGATTGCAACGCTTTATTCCCTCTTTCATGCAATCCTCGTCGCTGATGTCCTGCAACCGCTCTACTCTTACATTTGTTATCTTGATGTGGTGCGGCATAAGGTCGGCTTTAACGAACATCTTGTTGTTCCAGCCTGCGGAAAGGTCTCTGTGATTGCTATATCTGGGATGTCCCTTGTACGGTGGCACGTCCTTGTACGCTTGAGCAATGGCTACAACCTCGCCCTTCGCATATCGGCTCATACCCAAGACTTCGTTATAATAACTGCCTATGATTCTTCTCGTCATCGTCTTTCGACCCTCTAATACGGCTTGCGTCAAGCCGTACTTATCATTGAACATTATCTTTTGCATGTCTTTTCGGATTTGCTTATAAAGTATGTCTTCTCTATGCTTATGCGCGTCGTGAGGAACCACAGTGATATATGCCACCCGTTGTTCCATCCGTTGAAATACAGGAGCGTAGGCAGTAAGGCTATGCCGTACTGCTTCGGCTCACGCGAACAGGTTATTCTCTTGAAATGGTCTGCCCTTACTTTCAGGTATAGTATCTTTGCCATATTTCTAATAATGCTCTATTTCGTAACTGATAGTATTGCGCTTCTGCTGCATGGCTTCACGCTTTTCGAGGGTATTCTGTATGCCCCTATCCGCTGCTTCCAGATGCGCTTTTAGATGTTCTATCTTCAGCTTGAGCATCTCCTTGTTTATCTTTATCTGCTCAATACGTGTATCATAGACTTTCAACTGCTTGTCTATGCCCTCTCGCTGCTGAAGCAATGCTTCCAATGTTTTCTTTGCCATAATTGTTATTTCTTAGTTTGATTATATCTTTTTAATATCTCCTCAGCAAGTTTCTCTTGTTTCTTCGAGAACGGCATGAATGAATGGTTCAGCCAGCGAAGAATATACAAGGGTTTATTGTCGCTGTAGTCCTTGCCGTCACTTGTAATTACCCAATCTACTTCATGTTTCTCCCTCTGTCGAATAACTGCGTCTATCAGTTTCGGGAATTTCATGAGATAATAGTAATTACTCGTCAGGTTCGCCTTCGGGCATATTATGCAGCCGACTCTCTTTGCGTGCCTGTATTCGGGATTAACCGGAAGTCCTTCTCTGAAAATGTATTCCCACACATCGTTTTCGGCCCAGTCTACAATCGGCATTAACTGAATATCGCCCACACTGCCTATCCCACGGCATTTTTCCGTGAAATATTCTGCAATCTGTGTGTCGTGCGCCTTGTCAAATCTTTTGCCGTGACTTTCAAATACAGCCCGTTTTGAACGAGCAGCACTTTCATCCCGCCTTACTCCCGTAATAGAAGAGTTGTCAACGAACTTCGGATTATGCTTATAGTTATCGCAGCAATAAGCAGCGCGAACGGAGGGAAGCATACCCCTATGCACGTCGATATTCTTTATAAAACCGACCTTATAGGGCTGTCGCCAAATCACATCAGGATAATGCGCACGGATAAATCTGCGCGTTTCGGAACTTTCACAGGCTGTGTTGTAAAAAGCGGCAAATTCGATACCGCTTTTTTTGCACAAATCATAGACTACTTGAGAATCCTTACCGCCCGAGAAGCCGACTCGCACATCATAGCCCATAGCCGCAGACAACTTGGCAAATTTCCGTATGCGCTCGATGGCAAGGCTTACACGTTCCTGATAGAATAATGAATACTGTCTCATAATCGCTATTCGTGCTCGACCAGTGACAAATCCCATTCGGGACTCGTCTTTGTGCGGAAGAATCTCCCGTCACTGTATAACTCCACTATTATCTCTTCGCCATGATACCACACGGCTGCTACAATCTTCTTCGGGCCTTTCAAGTCGGTACACAATATGCGCGCCTTTCTTTCACCGCACAGAACCGAATAATTACCCGTGTTGTAACGCTCTATGCTAAATGCCATTTTCTGTGTTTCTTTCTCCATAATGGGTTGTATTTGGGATTGTATTTGGGGTTGCGCAGAGCGTGTTTCAGCTTGCTACGGTATGCGTGAACCTTATGAATGCTTATACTGTACATGGGACACTCATAGCAGGCGTCCCTGGATATAAAGCCGTGCAGATTGCAGGCTATGTAGTGTATGCAGCCGTACACCGGATTCTGCATACACTTTCTTTTCTGTCTCTGTTTCATTTTATCCTAATTCGTCAAAGTCGCTGAAGTTCAGTCTTACCGGCTCCCCGATGCCCTCAAGACCTTCAATGCACTCAAGAGTATCGGCGTTCACAATCCCGATGATAAGGTCATCAGTATGATTATTCTCTATATGCGTCATACCCATCACAAGACCCTCGTCTTCAAACAGTCCTTCCGGCACGTCCTTTTCCCGTACCATTGCCATATTCGCGTCTTGGATGTAGATGCTGTCACTGGCTTCGATTAGTCCGGCTATTCGTATGAGCCTGTCAAGCATTTCAGTGGAGAGCCATACCTGTCTGTCAGATGCGGGGTCACGGGCTACGCGTATGGCGACCATCCTTGCAACTTCCTGTTTCGTGTATTTCTGGCCTTTCTCTTTTAGGAGTGTGTGCAAGTCCCTGACGTAGGCTCTGAGGCCCATGCAGATATGCTTCATGGTCTCCCATGGAAACAGCGACTCGAATCGGCCGCCTTTGGGTTCACGCAGAATGGCTCCGTAATTAGGCCATCGGCCATCTATCTCGCTGCCTTCCGTAAACTTAGGGTCTTTCTTGTCCGTAACCACGCAGATATTCTTACCCGCGTATTCGTCCTTATACCACCTCCTTGTAAGGATAAGGCTGCAGCCGTCCGACGCAACCGCCTGCTCCGTTACGCCGTCGTGCATAACTCCGCGCAGCACGACGTGCATAGACTTGCCGGGTTGTACGGTAATTGCCTTCGGCTCAAGGCTGAAATCCTTTTTATCCTTGAAATCGTAATGCTTCACAGACCCGTCCTCGTTAAGGATGTAGTCTTTCAATTTTGGTTTATCCATTGTCGTAACTTGTTTTTTTTTGATTACGCTGCAAATGTAAAAAATTTTCTGTAATCTAACAAATTTTTTACATACTATTTTGCAATTTTTCTTCTAATTATCATCGCGATGGCGCATCAGAACGCACATCACACAGATTAGGACTATCAGGGTCGCTACTATGTCCGTCATCATTTTCTTGTTGATTTTTGATATGGTTGTACAATTTTTCAAACCAAAACGGCTTCTGGCTGAGAAGATGATAATAGGTATCGCCCCTCAGCTTCAGCAGCTGTGTGGCTATCATCACTTCCTGCTCGTTGAGCCTGTCCCTTGTGGCATACCATTTCTCTATGGCTCTGTCGATTCCATCAAGGAAATATGGGACAAGTTCCGTATCCCTTTCCTTCAGCACCTCCTGCTCGGTTCCCGACTTAAAGTAGCACGGCACTTTCGGATATACCCAATAGGTGCGCACGGGACCGAATTTGTCGCTTGTCTGGTACGAGAAGCCGGGGTTTGGAATGAACATCCACGGCCATTTTGCCACTGCCAGTCTTACCTCTTTCGGGATTGCGGGCATAAGCAACTTCGTAACCCGCGTATGAATAAAGCTGTCATACTTCTTGAGGAGATTTCTCGGTGATTCCGTGAGGATTTCGACCAGAAGCCTCTTACGCTCTATCGGGATTTTCTCGCTCAGCGGAAGAATCTTCTGGTCGAACGCCATTCGTGTTATTTCGACCTTACGGGTCTCCCTCTTCTGATACCACTCAGGCTTTGGCCGCCCGCTTGTGCCATCGGAAGGCATCCCCGCCTTGAATCCCAGATTGTCCGAGTCCCTGTTTGCCTCGGCCTCAGATTTAGACAGTTCCTCGTCGTCGTCCGACATATCTTGCAGATATGCCGCATAGCCTTTATACTCGGCCTTGCGTGTCGGCGCGTCGGGATTGGTCTGTGTCTTCTCGAACTCGGCCAATGCCTTTACAAGGAGTTCGTCAAAGTTTACAGATTCGGATTCCATCGGAACAGGGATTTCATTATATCAATACCCTTGCCAGGGTCGAGCATACCTATGTAGGATATGCCGAGCAGCGCCCTCGCTATGATGTGGAGCAGCCATGAGGCTATGAAAATTGGAGAATACAGGAGACCCGCAAGGGTCCATGTAATGATAAAAAGCATTGGTCTGTTACGTTTCATATCTTCGTTTTTAAGATGTTCATAAAATCCAGAGTCCCGGAACGGGCTTTCGCCCGCTCCGAAAAAAAAATTAAACTTTTCTTTTTGATGTCACTTTGTACCTTTCCCATAGGCATTCCAAATTTAATTGTTCAACTTCTATCTGTATCGGCTTCGGGACTTTTCCCGTAAATCCGAAACTCTTTTTCTTCTTGTAGTTCAGCAGCAGTTTCTTCAGATACCGCTCATAGTTATACAGGCACATTCCGCTCATTATGCACTCATACATTCGTGCTATGGCTTCGGGTACCGCCGTCTGTGTTGTGCCCTCGCCCATGTGTAGGGAATGTATGCAGTACTTTATCAGACACGGATAGAGGTAGTCGGAGACATGGCGGTTTATCTCGTCCATTTTGAGCGTTTCAAAGTACCTCTTTGTCATCAGTGCCTCATCCGCTACGAGCTGAAGTTTCCGCTTCCGCTCCTCGACATTGTCCGGGGTATTTCGGGAATTGCGTCTCAGATATTCGCTGTAGTCCTCCTTGTCGCATAGAACCAGATTGTCCGCGGCGATATTGTGTATGTTTCCGTCACGATAGACGATATAGTCGCTTACGGAGTACTTCGGCTTCCATGCGCTTGCTACGAGCCTTGATGCTTGATAATAATAGCGGTGCCCGCCTGAGGTTATCTGTATTCTCGCAGTCGCCTTCTGCCCGCTGACCACGAACGGAAACGTCACGGCCTTGGGCTTTCCCCTATATATGAACTTGCCTTCACAGGAACAACTCAGTTCTGGTATTCCCGTTATGCCACGGTAGATGTCCGTCATAGCAATGCCCTGTCCTCCTCGGTCAGGAACATATTGGCGAAGATGTAGTAGAGCACGTCTACAACTATGCTGTTGCCTGCCATCTTGTACTGCTGCGAGTTGCTTATGCCCGCTGCCTGAATGGTATCAATATCCGCATCGTCAACACCCATGAGGCGGAAGCACTCGCGCGGTGTCAGCTTGCGTATGCGTATGTTATTATTGCTCACGGGGTTGTCCTTCCGCACGGTCGTGATAGTGTTTGTCAGATTATCCTTGCGCGGCTCTATTCTCTGTTCCGTGTTTCCGCTCTCACCGCGTCCACGCATTGCGCAGCATACATAGTTCTGCGTATTGCCGCGCTTTGCAGCCGTCACGCAGTTTGCTACCTCTACGGGGTGTCGGTTCACAACCTTGCCCTTGCTGTCACGAGTCCAGCCCAGAACGGTATGTTCTATCTTTGCTTCTTCCATGTTTTCTGAATTTCTGATTAGTACTTTAAATTGATGCTGCGCATGAGTCGCCGGAATACAGATACATATTCCCTCGGCGTCTATGAGCTTTGAATCCTGTCTTATCGAAGTCCCCCCCCAAGTGTCATTTGGGTTCAGACTTGAAAGAATTATCTTGTCTGTCTTCATTCGGTTCACAAATTACCACCCATCCGGATATTGTCCTTATCGTGGGGCATATATCGTTTGAGTGCGTCTCCAACGCCATCGTATCGTCGTCTATACCGCGAATCCCCCCCCCTTATGGAGGCCGAAAAGACGCGGGACAAATCAACTCCGTTGGAGTGTCTTAACTTCATTTTCTTCATATATCTCGGCTATTAGATTGTCCTTAGTGGCAAAAGTCGTTATGCACCCGGATATTTCACCGCGCGGGCAGAGCTGTTTTCCGCCGCTGAACTTTGCGCCCTTGTCTCCGTAGAGATGCCGTCGCTTTTTTTCGGCCTCAGTCCGTTCGCGCCCTACCGCGAGCACGGCTATCAATCTCTGTTTCTTCATACTCAATTAGTTTCGGGAGAGAGAGAGGTCTGTGCATCCGATTGTAGGGCAGACTCCGCTCTCGATAAGTTGTCTTGATGCGTGGGCTTGAAGAGAGCCCACTATCATATAGGGCCTATACTTTTTCTTTCTCTTGCTCATCTTCGACTTCGATAATTTCTAATACTCCCATTTCACGAAAGCCCTGTCGTGGGTGCGTAATATTTCCGGCATAGTGGTGCGCCCCTGTCAGGGTCGGAGCAATTCCGTTTCTTGCGTTGAGCACATAGCGACCATCACCCAGTGGATAGATGCCAGCTATCGGTGTGCTTTGGTCGATATTGCGCTTTTTACTCATCTTTTTCTTGCTCATCCTTGACTTCGACTAAGAAGAAAGCCCCCCGCGCCAATTCTCGTATGAATTGTGCCGGAAATGTCTTTCAGTACGCTAAGAGTGCCAAATTGGGTGTCAACGTAGTAACATCCAGGTTCGGGGTTGGACTCCATAAACTCCAACAAGGGTTTTACGCTTCGCTTATACATCTTCCATGTCTTTTATATAGTTGCTTTCTGGTCTCCCCATTTTGGTCAGTATCGCGGCACTTATTCCGCTGCCGTCCGTAGGTTTCCAACCGAAGCCGTTACCGTTCCGCTTCGCTCTCTCTCTGTGAGCATTAAATGTAGATATGACGTGGTCGCTCAGATAGTATTTCTCGTCTACTTCTGTTTCGAGCATATCCTTTAGCCGCTTGTTGAGTGGCATCGACTGGGGAAACTCGTAACTTGGGAAGTTGTCGAGGTCATCGGGGTTATCTATCCTTATGCTCACGAGGAAGATGCGCTCACGGTTCTGTGGCACTCCGTAATCCTTTGCATTAAGGACTTTGCCGAAACTTACGTAACCATATCCGGCAAGAACCTCTTTCCATTCATTGAAATGATGTACGAATTTCTTCTGCACAAGTGCCTTCACGTTCTCCATCAGCAGAAACTTCGGGCGTTTAATCTCGATAGCCTTCTCGCACTCCCACAAGAGGGACGAACGTGTTCCGCTGCCCTTATCCAAGCCTTTCTGCTGCCCCGCCGCGCTGATGTCGGTACAAGGGAATGAGTAAGTGAACAAATCAAAGTCCGGCACCTGTGCCCAGTCTATCTTGCAGATGTCGCCGTAGTTGCGGTCGGCTGCTTCAGGGAACAGAGCGTTGTGTGCCTGTATTGCATACTTGTCAATCTCAGACCACCCGACAAGTTCGTAGTCTATGCCGAGGCGGCGGAGTGCCAAGCACTGACTGTCGTAGCCGCTGAATGCAGTAAATACTTTTAAGTTCATTTTTGTTTTTATTGTTTTTTTTGATTTGCGCCGTCAGGCGGAATCGAACCACCCACGAAAACCGTTCCGGCAAAAATCCGTCCTGCCCTCACGGGTAAGGCGGATATTTAGAATTTAGATTTGAGAAATAGTTGTTGAAATTTAAGTATATATCTGATAAATCGAATGTTCTTTCAAAAAGAATACTCGGGCCTCATGGACGGAATATTCATAGATAATAAAACATAATACACTATAACCTATAAAAAAATGTAACTTGAACCCCGTAGAGGACTCGAACCTCCGCGCTCATTCCTACGCTGATACCAGCACATGGTATATCCGGTATCTCCGTTGTGGCATTGCGCCCGTCTGTTTGCCACTTTTTCAGGGTTACCCTCTTGGTCGGGTTAAGGCCTTGCCAGGTACCTTGTATTCGGGGAAGGCGGAAACCCCTGACTATTTATTAACTTTAAAATTATAACACAATGAAAAAAGTAATCGCTCTTACTCCGCCTTTTTAATATCAGGGTGCCCCGTCCCCGCGCTTTAACGAAATTCTCATGTAACAACTCTAACTCTCCGGCTTGCACGGACGC